GCCAACCGCGGGGATGTTGGTGTGGTGCTGGTACGGCTGGACCTCGTTGAAGTAGCGTCCCTCGCGCATCTGGAATCTGTCGTGGCCGTTGAGCTGGATGAGCGCCGTGACAACCGGGTTCTTGCCGGCCATGCCCTCGACGCGCGTGACGGAGTAGCCCGACTCCAGGACTGACCGGTCCCACCAGTCGCTGAAGTTGAACGGCTGCTGACCCTTCCACGGGTTGATCGTGACGTCGTCGCAGGCGACGAAGGAGTCACGCTGGACAACCCACACGAGCTCCTTGCACGGGTGGTTGAAGTTAAGCTTGAGCTTGTTGGCTGAGCTCGTGATGGACTCGCCGCCCGTGAACTGGAGCGTCTCGATGAGGTACTCGTGGGAGACCTGGGCGAACTTGCGGCGCTCGTCCGTGTCGAGGTAGATGTAGTCCACATAGAGGGAGGCCGCCTGGAGGTTGGCCGCCGCAACACGGTCGCGGATCGTGTGGTAGTTGGACGTGATCTGCGGCGTAACCTCCCAGCAGAGGTTGCGGAGGTCGTTGAACTCGAGGTTGATGCGAACCTCGTGGTACTGGAGCGCGATGAGCGGCAGCGCCAGGCCCGGGTTGCGGCAGAACCAGAACTGGAGCGGGATGTAGAGCGTGTACGCCGGCGCGCAGTTGACCTGCTCCTCCGTCGTGTTGGGCTCGCCGCCGGCGCAGTCATCGTCGCACGGCTCGCCACCCTGGACGAGGAGGTTCGTCAGAACCGGCACGTTGCCAACCATCTTGGCGTAGCCGGCCTGCTTGCCCGGCTCCTGCGTGAGCTCATTCCAGATGTGGAGCCAGTTGCCGTAGTGCTTGTCGATGCGCTGGCCGCCGATCTCGATCTCAACGCTCTTGACGAGGTTGTGGCCGACCCAGTTGAGCCAACGGAACTGCGCACCAGAGCCGTCCGCCGTCTGGAGCGCGACGCTCGGGAGCGTCGCCTGCAGGTAGATACGGTGGATCAGGTCGCCGTTGCGCTGGATCGTGCACGTGACGCGCTTGCCGAAGCCAGGGGAGCCGTTGAACGGGTTCTCGATGGACTCCATGGCGAAGTTGGTGTGGCGGCGGTACACCACCTTGAAGAACGTGATCTGGGGGTTGCCCGTGAGGTAAACATCCTGCGCACCGTACGCGACGAGCTGCATAAGACCACCACCTGTCATTTTTTATAACTCTTAGGAAGAAAATAATTTGGCCAAAACCAAGATTTTTTTGAGGCTGGTCTCAAGATCCAGAAATGGCCTGCCGGGGATAGTTGTTTTTTGGCGTCCGCCGCGGGTTCAGTGCCCTGCCTAAAAAGAGATACAAACCCACAATAGAATGTCGCAGGGTGCCTTCTTCAAGATACGACCAACAAAACGGAGTAATCCTGAAGCGAGAACTACCCTAGATACGCTCCACCAGGTGCAAATAACTAAGATATTAGAAAAAGAAAGTCAACTGGAGGAGGTTAGAACTAAACTGGAATCAATGAAAAAGAAGTCATCCGAAAGCAAAGATGATATTGAATATACCGTTTACCAACAGCAGATTCAAGATGCAGAGAAAGAGTTAGAGAAACGGGAAAGTAAATCCGAGCTGTTTGATTATTACCTGGAGACGGGAGAAATCTTGTACAGATATTATGAAATCCAAGATAAAATCTCGCAGGGGATTGAGGCTGCGCCGAAGAAATCTGGAAACCGTGCCATGCCTGGAAGTATTCTGGCTGCACTCGATAATGCGGCGAAAACGGAAGTAGTTGAGACGACTCGCTCAATACCCTATGGAGAGACTCTGCGACGTGATAAGTTGTTGGAGCAGTATCTGTTAAAAATCGACCCTGAGCATGCGCGTGTGGCCAATCAGATTGACCACGACCCCTATGGAGAGTGCGCCAAGTGCGAGAAGGAGATGATTTTCAGCGCGAATGAGGCACTATTTACATGTCCCTTCTGCGGATATCAAGAGTTCGTGTTGATTGACTCGGACAAGCCGAGCTACAAGGATCCTCCTCGCGAGGTTTCCTACTATGCCTATAAGCGCATCAACCATTTCAATGAATGGCTCGCCCAGTTCCAGGCCAAGGAAAGTACGGAGATTCCTACGGAGGTCTATGACGCGATTCTGCTCGAGCTCAAGAAGGAGCGCATCATGGATTATCTGACACTGAAGCCGGCCAAGATTCGCGAGATTCTGAAGAAGCTGAAGTTCAACAAGTATTATGAGCACGTTCCGCATATTATGAACCGTCTGAACGGACAGAATGCGCCGGTTATGAGTCGCGAGGTCGAGGAGAAACTGCGTTATATGTTCAAGGAGATTCAGCCATCTTTCCAGAAACATTGCCCGAAGGACCGTAGCAACTTCCTTTCGTATTCGTATGTCCTGTACAAGTTCTGTGAGCTGCTGGAGCTGGATGAGTATCTACCGTCGTTTCCCCTGCTGAAGAATCGCGACAAGCTCTATGTGCAAGATAAAATCTGGCAGAAGATTTGCGAGGATTTGAGCTGGGAGTTTATCCGGTCTATATAAAATTGATATGTATCCGCTGGCACCGTCATGTAATGAACCTCTTTATTCTATACGCAAATCCAAAGGAGGCCGCGCAAGCCCATGCAGATAAACATGTCATCAAGATGATTCTTGAAACATGTCAGATGCTCTATACTGCGCACTGGACTTCGGCGTATCCGGGGCTTGTGATTAAGACAAAGAAAGGGCTGACTCCTCCTAGCAAGATGGCAACGGCGCCAACAAAAAAGGATAGCAATACGAGGGGCTATACCTTCGCACACATTAACCATCCATGTACGAAATGGATTCGCGCATCTCTAGAGAACTATGTATTTGCATGCGAGCTCGGTGTGGCGTTGGGCGAGGAATACACGTATCGATGGGGGAAGACGCATGCCTGTGCGGAGCATGTGGCGTGGCTGAAAGAGAATCCACCTGCTTTGAAATCGAAGGGGCTCACTCCCTTTGCCATTGCGATGGATGATAAATATAAGAATAGTCCCGATGCCATTGAATGTTATCGCAACTATTATTTGACAGCTAAGAAGGATAAGGGCCTTCTACATTATACGCGGCGTGAAGCTCCTATGTTTGTCCGTTTACAGACGCGCACCGGGGAATCCTACGAGGTTCGCGCCGATACCGAAGCCGGCACCCTGGCGAGCTGACATGCCGATGCTCGGCGAGACAACGTCAAGGATGGCAAAGACGGCCGCGGCGACCACGCCGAGGGAGAGGATCTCATCCAGCGGCAGCGAGCGACGCGGGATGAAGAGGGCCGCCGCAGCGACAAAGAGACCCTCGACGAAGTACTTGATCACACGGTTCACGATTTCAGAGGTGGCGTCCATGTCTTATATTTCTTCTATAGATTTTTTTATTGCGATGCGTTTATTCATCTAAAGGAATCGTCCGAGGTCTAGTAGAACAATGGCCGAGCGCGAGGATTTCCTCACTGAGGACGCAGAGGTACCGGGACAGAAGTTTTGCCTTCTAAGTTTCCTGAGCCCGGAGAAGGTCCTTGTTAATAAGGACCACTTCATGTTTGAGCGTTTTCTTGAGACATACGAGCTCGATGTACGCGTAACCAGCATGGAGAAGTACCTCGTGAAGACGTTTGCAGACATCAATAAGAAGTTAGATGCAGAGGCCGACAAGCTGGAGGAGAAGGATCTCAGTGGCGCTGCTGCTCTCTGCCGTCAGTCGCGTATCCGCATTGACACCATCATGGATGAGTTTCACGGCTTCGTGAAGTCGAATCAGAAGGAGCTGACGCTGTCAAAGATTAAGGAGCTTTATGACGACTATATCTACAAGAACAAGCAGAAGCTGGAGGATGACTTTTATGCCAAGAATGATTTTCGGACGACTGTTCGCGGTCTGAAGGTGCGTGGCGTGTATTCATCGCAGCAAGAGGCCGTTGCCCGTTCTAAGAAGCTGCAGCGCCTCGATACGATTCACAATATCTTTGTCGGAGAGGTGGGTAAGTGGTTACCGTGGGATCCCGCGCCTCATGAGGTGGGTGATCAAGAGTATGCGGAGGATCAGCTCAACACGCTCATGAAGAAGTACAAGGAGAATGAGGAGGCACGCGACACTTTTGAGAAGGAGCAGCGGCAGCGGGCTGTTGCATCATCAAAGAAGGTTGTGTCGGAGGGTGCAGCAGCTTCCTTTTCCGAGATGTTTAACAATGATGGACCTGCCGACCTCGCCATTGCCAGAAAGACTGGGGCTGAGTAATACGACTCCATTCAAATCCAAAATCTCTTACTTTCAAAAATAAGAGATTTTAGATATTATTAGTTTACGCCGACCTGGGAAAGTAGTCATTCGTATACGGGGGTGAAATCTTCTTGCAGACATTCTCCTGGCAAAACTCACCCTCATTGCATGTCACACCCTTGCAGTCCGTGTCGCGGAATCCCTCGGGAAATGAACGCGCAAACGTCTTGCGAACCCACGGTAAAACGGAGACGGCGAGGACGAGCACCATAACGAGGCAACCGAGGCCATATGCTCCCTTTGCAAGCTTCATTCTATAGTAAAAATGATATTATTAAACAACCGGAAGAGGATCTCTTTCACCGAGAACCTTTGTTCCAGGAAGGATACAAATGCCATTTCCACAGATAGTCGGGTATGCGCAAGGGGGCATATCTACGCCGCAACGCTGAGCCGGCATGTCTTGGTAGGCTTCGCGCAGATATCCACCTACACGATAATAGCGGTCGGCTGCTAACAACAGAACTGCCAGAACTGCAAAAATAACTAGAGAATACCAGTCCTTCATCCTAGTTCTTACGAACATTAATCGCCGGCCCCTTGAGCTTCTTCATCGCGTTCGGGTCATACTTGTTTGACTCCTCTTCATCCTTGTCTCTATAGAAGTTGGCCGAGTGCTGCCAGAACTCGGGGGCACCGATACGGAAATCCTGGTGCATCTCGGCCTTGTACCAATAGATACAATCCTCCATTTTATTGCTCTGGCTGGTATTGTCAATCACGAGGCACTCGTAGTTCGTCGTGCACTGGTCCATAATCTGGCAGAAAAACTCGAATGAAGGAAAGGCCGAACCATAGTTGTCGAAGATACGCTTTCTGTTGGAAAGATACGGCTCACGCAGAATGAATACATAGTCGACGTTTGTACGGAGCGCCGGCTGAATACCGAGAGGATACTGCATAGTAATCAAGAAAAAGACCTTGAGCCAGCGACCGTTCATGAAAATGTAGCGAATATTCTTATCGTGTGTCCAGCTGTCATCGTACATACAGTCATCGAGAATCAAGAACGACCGGGGATCATACCGGCTCTGTTTAACACCGGCTGCATTTTCCTGTTGAATCTTTGCCATGATAATCTTTTGGCGCTTGACATAGTTTGCAAGAATCAGAGGATTATATTCGCCGTGAATGAAAAGCGGAGGAATCATTTTTCCATAGAATGAGTTCGACTCTTCCGTTCCTGAAATAACAGTTCCGAGAGGCATCTCTTGGTGATTAAACAGAAGGTCTCGAACGAGCGTGGATTTGCCTGTACGGCGGCGACCAATAAAAACGACTACGGCGTCCTGTTGAATCTTCTTCATGTCAAACTTTCTCAGGGAAATATTAACAGCAGCCGGATTCGACATCTAGTGTATTCTAGAAAGAGCAAAACTATTTTAAACTGCGGTATTGCGCATAGAGTTTCTATCTTCATAAACGCAAGAATGACGTCTGAACTCCGGGGAATGGCTCTTCCCCAGCCAACATTCCGGATTGCTCCGATGCCTGAGGAACTTCATCGGGTTCGTGGGTATTGTGGACTACAGACATTTTTTCCTACATTGGGGAAACTGGTAAATGTTGCAAATACGCCCTCATCGGATGTATGGCTCGATTGCAAGTGGAGGATTCACAGCCTGGATCTGTCGGGTGTGAGGGGACCCTGCAGAGTGATTGTTGGACCGACCGCCGATATGAGCGGTGCTATGAATGGAAGAGATGCCTATGTAAAGGTTACACATCTGCTTGACCCGGTCCGTTGGATGCAGGGAAAGTACAATGAAACAGGGGCTGATCTCAAAACTCTGAAGTTACAGGACCCCTGTAATCAGGCGTATGTTGAGGCCGTTGCCTCATATGCTCTTGGCCGTATAGCGGAGGGCGGTGGTTCGCCGCATTTTAATGCATTCTATGGAGCCTTCTGTGCCCGGGCAGATACCTATCGCTACAATATCGGCGAGGAGTTTCAAAGCTATCGTCATGAGCGCTGGTTCTGGGACGGAAGAGAGAAGGGTCTTTTTACCATTCAGATTAGAAACCCTGATGCACCCGAGGAGCCTGTACCGGAGTCAGTGTTCTCGGAGCTCATGACTCCTGGCTCCATCTTTAGTGAATCTGAAGAGGAAGAAGAGGAGGTCGAGGCGGTCGAGATAAATGAAGAGGATGCTTCGATTCACAGCGGCGACTCGGATATGTCATTTGCTGAGGATGAGGATGAAGAGGAAGAGGATGAAGAAGAGGGTGAGGATGAAGATGAGGATGAACCCGATTACCACATTTATTCCGAAATCAAGGATTTTCCTGTCATGTTAATCGTGGTTGATAAGAATGAGGGAACAATGGATGAACTTCTAGATGATTATACAGCGGTTGGGTGCACACCAGATTCAGATACATGGGAGATTACATGGTCTGCATGGATGTTCCAGATTATTGCCGCACTGTCTGTTGCACAGGCAGTCATTGGATTTACACACAATGACCTCCATACAAACAATATTGTATGGACCAAGACCCATGAAGAGTTCTTCTATTACAAAACACTGGCCGGTTCAGTGTTCAAGGTTCCTACTTTCGGAAAGCTCTTCAAGATTATTGATTTCGGGCGCTCCATCTTTACAATCAATGGGCAGCAGTTTATCAGTGATGACTTCAAGACTGGCAATGATGCGGATGGACAGTATGTATTTGCTCCTCTTGTTGAATCACCGTCGATTGTGATTCCTCCGAATCCTTCTTTTGATCTCGCTCGCCTCGCGGTCAGCCTGTTTGAAGGTATATTCCCAGATCCACCGCCTGAGAAGGAAGGGGGGGCGGTGTTAAGTTCAGAGGAGGGAAACGAAGTGAATGAGACGGAGTCGCCGCTGTTCAACTGTATGTGGAAGTGGATGCTTGATGACAACCGTGAGAATATTCTGATTAACCCGGATGGATCCGAGAAGTTCCCCGATTTTGACCTATACAAGCATATTGCGGAGAAGGTGCATGGGGCCGTCCCATCGCGTCAGTTTGTTGATCCAGCCTTTGACCGATTCCAAGTGAATCCGTCAACGGTTGGGGAGAAGTGTTGGTCACTGTTTTGTTAATAAGAATACTAGAAGTTCGGCACACCCACCTGCACCTCCATATCATCAGGAGGCTCCGTAGAAGTCGTTATCGCCGCAAAGCTCATAGCAGGCGCCATGGCTATAACAGCCTTTACTAGACTCGTAGTCGATTCAGGTAAAAGCTGCATAATAAGAGCGACAAGAACCGCTCCAATAATAAAGTCACGCGCCACACTTTTAAAACTCGGCGACTTTTTTTCTATAAAGATTGTGCTACCCGTTCCGAGTGATGAAATCAGAACGCCTCCGAGGCCCATTCCTGAAAAGAGGGCCGTAGTATCAGTCATTTTCTGGCGGCAGGGCCGGAAAAAAAGCGAGAGGTAATCACGCGATTACCTCGTCAAAATCCATCTCGAGCGACTCCTCTTTAGTTAAATCATCAAAATCGTCCATGGGTTCCGGAGGCGCGTCAAGGAACTTGACCTCGTCTATTACCTCATTCTTATCTTCAAGATGAGAGTCTTCCGGTGTTACAGTATCAAAGACCGTGTCTACACCTGTGAACTGTACATCAGTGGTAGCATCAATCACAATCACATTACTGGAAACATCTTCAACCTTTTCAGGTTCGGATTTGGCTTCAGCTTCTAACTTTGTTACTGAAAGCCCTTCGGGCTTTGCCTCAGGCTTTGCCTCAGGCTCGGGCTCGGGCTTTTCCTCAGGCTTTTCCTCGGGTTTGACCTCAGCCTTTTCCTCGGGTTTGACCTCAGCCTTTTCCTCCTCCTCAGCCTCTGCCTCAGCCTCTTCTTCATCATCCTTATCATCAACATCCTCGCGTAAGTACTCCCTCAGAATGTTCTTGACCGGAAGCATACTCCGGATACCCTGGAGAACACCATCCGTAATGAGTGCCTCAATCTGGCGGTGATTCTTCTGTCTCTCAATGGACGGCCCGGAAGAAGAAAAGAGGTATGTGTTGCTCCACAGGAGTCGGGCACACTCAACCATTGTCTTATGGAGGAAATGGTCCAGCTTAGGAATCGTAATCTGCAGCTTCTTCTGCTTGCTCGTGAGTCGGATGGCTGATAGAACCTTCGTGTGAGCGATGAACACGGCTGTGAGTAACTCCTCGAGATAGTCACACTGTGTGCTCATGGCAATCTGCTGTGTTTCACGCTGGACCTTATCGATGTTCCACTCCGAAATATCCTCGAGTAGATGTTGAAACTTTAGAAGAACTTTCTTGGCATCGGGCTCAGCCTTCTTTGCAGCCTCCACCAGCTCGATATAAAACTTCTGAAGAGCGGGTACGAGAAACTGGCAAAGCTGGCGAGTGTATTCACCCTTGGCCTCTGCGTAGACACCGACTCCTTCGCCTCCGATGTCCATGTTTATTTAGATGGGCTGACTTCTGCGGTCTGATTCTCCCGCAGAAGCAGATGTGCAATCTGAATCCATGGGGATGAACCTGCGCCAATCGACTTCATCATCGATTGAACACCTCGATGTGAAGAGCCCAGCTCAGCAATGATGCGTTCAACAATCAAATAGGGGTCTGCCCCATTCACTCGGAGAGCCTGAATCTCATTCCAGTTGGGCATCTGAATAGGAGGTTCTGATAACTTGATACCTAGACTCTGTGCTGTCGCTTTCATCTTGATTGCACGAAAAGAGGTATCGGAACGCATGGAGATGACTGTGCATCGGGAGAGAATCGGGGAGGAGAGCTTCCACAGCTCACGGACCTCGAGGCAACAGGTCACAGAAGAGGATGAAGTCTCCAGAATCCGCCGGAGAAATGCTTGGGCTTCTTGGGTCAGATCATCCGCGCCCTCGAGCCACACGAACATGCGCTCCTTGGAACGCACTTGCTTGTGAAGCACCTCGCGGCCTTCTCGGAGGCTGCGGTCAACGCGGGCATTCCACCGGAATAGCTTCGCCTTTGCAACAAGAGCCTCATCACGAATCCAACGGGATTTACCCGAGCCAGGTTCGCCTGTAATCAGGAGCGCACCTTTCCAGGGTTGTTTACTCATTGGTGTTTATTGGTGGTGGGGCTTAGGCCCTGCGTCTGCGGCGGGTGCCACCACTATGATTGGGAACCTTTTTACGTAGATTCGCAATCTCTCCCTCTATTATCTCTATCTTTTCATCTAGTAGTTCGACCTTTTCAAGAAGTTCATCTCTCTGCCGATTATATCTCTCAAGATCATTTATTTTCATTCTGAGTTCATGGCGTCTTTTCTGATCATTAAATAAAGGACTAAGATTTACTCTCTGCGTAGTATTTCTTGGTCTCTTTGAACCAAATACCTTTTGAAAAAAAGACATTTCTACAAAGACCTGCGATTTTATTGGCGCCGCGTTCCCTTACGTCCACGCTTTACGCGGCGTGTGCCGCCGCCGCGCCTTGAGTAATTATGTGTTTCGTTATAAAATTTTTTAGAGGCTATGTTCTCTGCACGTTCTATATCTTCAACTTTCTCACTTATTTCGTTAAACCCATTTGCATACATATTATATACTCCAGTGGTATTGGTAATCGTGTATTTCCCCCATTTTTCATTTTTTTTAAATTCTTCTCGTTTTTTTCTTATTTCATTTATAAGATTATCTTTCAAAATTGTTTTTATTTTTGCTAATAATCTTTCATATTTTTGTGATATTATAATCAAGCAAGTACGTAATGGCTCGTAACCATGTTCATTATTTTTAGGATTTGTTAAATAATTTATAATACGTTCATAAAGATTATCTATTTCCTCATTAACTGTTTTAATGTCAACATCTATACCACTTATACCTTCTATTTCCACAGGAGGAAACTTTCTTTTTAATCTCTTGTTACTTATCTTATCTTTTATTATCAAATCATCAAATACACGACTAGACAATTTGTTTATTTTTAGATCATCAAAAAAGTCTGTATATACTTCATTATCTTTCATTAGATATGTAGTTACAATTTCATCAATTTCTTTTTTAACTTTGTAAGCGTTTTCTATTTCATTTAATACTGCTTCTGCTTCCACCTTCGCCATATGTATTTTACTACTCGCTGTATCACCCATTCAAACAATCTTCTACAAGTACCACAGATTTTTATCGAAGGCGCCGGGTCTTATTACGCATTTTGCGAATACGCCGTGAACCACCCGTATTAGGATACTTTCTTTTCCACGCAGCTATTGTAGCTTCTAACTTTCTTCCCAAGTCTGTTACGACCGCACGCGCTTTTTCTAGTGTGGCCCTAGCAGCATTCTTCGGCCCGCGCGTCATCCTTAGTGCCATGGTAGCCTTTTCCTCACTATCTTTTGCATCCTCTAGATTCTTCTTTATTTCTTCAAGTTCAGCCGAGAATGCAGTACTATTTTCCGCATAAGTTATCATATCTTTTCGCTTTTTTTGCATCTCTAAAGTTGCTGCTGTCTTTGCTCCCATACTAACTAGCTTTTTACGAACCTCATTCAACTGAGGATATACATAACCATCATCGGCGTAAGTAAAATCAAGCGCTGTTTTTAAAACTTTTGAATTTAGAAGTGTCCCTGCAGATATATTGATATTTGCACCTTTATCAATGAGTAATAGAGAAATTGATGTATTATAAGAGTTAATAGCGTATATTAACGCTGAAGCGCCACGTTTATCTAGTTTATTAATATTTGCCCCCTTTTCTATAAGCTTTTTAGCAACTTCAGGTGCGAAGGCCGCAGCCCACATTAATGGCGTAACGCCACTGCCTATCTCAGCACATTCAGTATCTACACCTTCATCAATTAGTTTTAACGCAGCTATGTGTTGTTCTTTCTGTTTTTCATTCATTTTGTGCTTATGTTTTATTTCTGCTTCACTCAACTCATTTTCATTCTTTGTATTGCGTAATGACCAGCCTGGCGGCGGGCCGCATAAGTTGAGTAACTTAAAACATTTCTGTTTCTGTTCCTGTTTATCTTTCTCTTGCTCTTTTTCTTTTTGTAGTCTAATAGCAAGCTCCTTTAGCGCTTCTGCTTTTGCTTTTGCTTCTGCTTTTGCTGTTGCTTCTGCTTTTGCTTCTTCTTCTTCTTCTGCTTTTGCTTTTGCTTTCGCATTTGCAGCTGCGTGTGCGTTAGCAGCGACCCTTGCATTTGCTTCTGCTTTTTGTTTTACCCCTTCTTTTAGGTTGTTCTGTTTAGCTTTCTGTTCTTGCGCATTTGCTCGTTCTTCTACATTTGTATTTGGAGCTGCATCTATCAGGCTAGCGCCCTTTGGTAGTTTCCATGATGACTCACCCCTCGGTGAAACATACCATATCTCATCCCCATCGATATGACGTGTCCAAACTGCAGCTTGATTTCGCCTTGTTTTATGCCCCCTAAATATACGTTGAATATTGGTGGCTTTTTTATTCTTCTCAAAAATATCTTTCTTCTCATCATATAGTGTATCGAGTATTCTATACATATCAACTATATTTTGAGTAATATTTGCAGCTTTTAATAGTTTAGGTTGACGCTTTTTAACTCCAAATACATTTTTTGTTGTTTCAATATCTTTTTCCGCAGCGTCTTCTAAGTCCTTTATTTTACTGTCTTTATCCTTACCAAAACAAAGTTGTATAGCAGGGGTTCCTAATAAATCTATTAAAACTCTTGTAGGTTTTGTAAGTAAAGTATCAAGAATCTCTTCTCTAGTACGATCTTTTATACGACTAACTACAGCTTGAACTACATCATTATCGGGCCGCTTCCATATAGATTCCCTTGTTTCTGGATTTTCATACCATATATCAGTCTCATCCGATTTTTGTTCCCATGGGATAGGGAGCGGTAAATGTTCATTTACATACTCATTTATATCTTTACAGCCCATCCTTACTTATATAAAAGATTTAAACTGAAAATATAAAAGGCCAATATCCTTTTATATTTTTAGTTATTAACGGCCTTATCGACGCCGGGTTACCCTACGAGATAGACGCTTTCGGCGGCGTGTGCCGCCCGAAAACCATCCTTTTTTTCTTGTATTTTTTGCGGCTGCTATACGAGCTGCCTGTCTCTTTATAGGATTACGCGATGCAATCTTATGATACTTCTCATTTAGGGCGTTACGCTCCTCGGCGGTGAGATTAGCACTAGCGAATCTTTCATGAACACCTGCAGAATACTCAGCATTTTCTAGTTCCTTCTTAGCTTTAATGACGTTTGGATCAAGATGGACATTGTTTTCATTATATAAACTATCATGTTCCGCATCATTCACGTGCTGAATCGCTTCCTCTTCAGCTTTTTTAGCAGCATTGGCGGCAGCCCGACGCTTATCTTTAACATTTTTTTCACGCTGAGCGCGTGCTTTTACAATAGATGCGCGCAAGGCCGCTTCCCCTGCATCTCTTCTATTTTTATAAAAGGTGTTGACCATCTTACCACTACATACTAGTCAGACTTAAATTACGCCTTCACCTCCGCCAGCCACTGCTGATACAGCTCATCGTCGTGGTTCGCATTCGCCATCAGATTCTGCGAGGCCATCAAAGGATTCGCATTGACTGCAGCCACTGTCTCAGGGCCATTACGTACGCGGCTCACATCCAGCTTCAGAGGCACGCGGTAGCGAACCGTGCCGATATCACCCACGCCCGTCGGAAGACCCACCACGCGATTCACTGCATTCGAGCGGTCATTCACGATATCCGCATTCAGCTTCTTTGTTGTCTGGTGCACATTACCGTCAAACACAGCAACCGCTCCGCCATTTCCGTGCAGAGGGTCACGCCCCGCAGCAATCTGCTCCTTGTTCGGGTTCGACCGCATGTTGTAGGCGGCGTCGTGGCTCGTGAAATCCTTGTTGACGGAGATAGAGGCGCCGTAATACTCGGACTTCGCGGAAATCTGCGCCTTCTGTGTCGGCTTCGCAATGTCCTCAGGATCATAGACCTTCATACGCGTGGGGGCAGATCCGGGACCAGCCTGTCCAAACCAGTCCCAGTTAATCGTACCCTCCTTAACTGTCGTGCGCGCGACATCATTCGGGTCCCACACAGTCACTGCAGGTGCACCACCCGCATATCCAACAGGTGTACCCGTCTGGCGGATATTACCAACCGTCTCAGCACGGCGTGTCGGGCGCGACGGGTCGTCGTAGTGCACTGTCACATTACCTGTGTCCGCCGGCACCAAGTTGAGGGCCATCGTGCGCTCCGAGGTCGCATTTCTCTCGTTCGGCCGCACCTCATAGCCGCTGCGACCATAGTCCGCCTCAGGCGCATCCGTATTTGCGCTCGTGTAGCTCGTCATATCCGCGTTACGGTATCCAGCACCACCATACTGCTGCGCCATCGGTGTACGGTAGGAGCCAGTGACGTATGACTCGCCATACTCCTGAGATGCAGCAGGACCCATGACTTCTGCGGACGTCTCAGGGCGCGTGGTGTGCTTGAGAACCTGGATAGAGCGCGAGGTCTCCTTCTGATACGATTCAGCACCCGCCGCGCCGAAACGCTTTCCAGACTCGTCAATATAGAACTTATCAGGCCGGTACTTACGGACCTCACCCGAGTTCTGGGCCGCCGCACCAATAAAGTGCTGACCAGGGACAACCGGCTGATTGTAGGTCAGCTTCGGATTATCGGCAGTGCGCAGGTCATCCGTGCGCTTGATGTGCTTAATCATCGTCTCATTCACCTCCAGCTGCTGGAAGCCGCCCTTGCCGGTCGCAGAGAATCCCTCCTCAACACCAGGCGCCACGCGCACCGGCTCGAACGGCCGCTCACCTGCGCGATTCCGAGGATCATTAATACGGCTCTGCACAAAATCCGTGGCCGACTCGAGACCATACGGATTGCCATACGGAGCTTTTGCAGTGTCAAACATTGTCTCGACCTCCTTTTTCTTTATTTGGTTGATGCCTGAACCAGTATACGTGTCGATAATACCCGTATTTGCCTGCGCCCCAACATTCTGCTTGACTGAGCCACCAAAGAAAGGTGTCATGTTATTGTGAGTGAACTCGGACGCCTTGACTCTCTGACCCGTCAGAGAGCTAATCACATCTCCATCCACGTAGGTAGGTGATTCCTCGATTCCAGCGGGATTGAGTGCAACATCCGCCGTAGAGGAATCAAGCGGCTCGGGACCGGCGGGATTGGACGACATTGTCTGCGGGCGCGGGGCAACATAGTTAAGGAGACTGCCCTGAATACCGGGAACAGGATTTCCAGGCGGTGCTGGTCCACTCATTAAATCATTGTACATCATATCCAACTCTTGTTTTGGCCCAGTGGCAGAGCCACCGCGAGGCGCCTGCTGAAGAGGAGATGTGGCCGGGCCGCGTTGTGCATTGTTTTGAAAGGTATCCACTTGTTTGGGTCCAGCAAGGCGTGTAACAACATAACCAATGCCGGCTAATGCTAAAAGAGCTGCCGCCTCCATACTATCGTTAAGATTCATTTTTAAGAAAATGAATCTGAACGTTGATATTTAAAAAATAGAGTCACGTCGTTAAGAGTGCGTCTTGCACTTCTCCTTATCCATATCCCTCGACGGAATGAAGAAGTCAAACGGCGTCTCAAACGTCACTTGCGGCTGGTGCGGCAGCGCCTCCCAGCGATTCCAGCCAGTTGCACGTAGAGTGCAAGGAGGATTCGTCAGGCGATTATAAAGCAGCGGAAAACTCTCGTCAGGCGGCGCCTGCAGAGGCGTATTATTCATCAGATTTGTCTCTGGATTGTAGGCGGGGCGGTCACACCACACGCGGCTATTGAGACGATTAATACCCTTCAGGTCAGATTCCACATCAGTCTTCCACTTTCCCGCCACCCAGCTAGCACCCGACTTTTGGATACGTACGGTGGCATCGACCGGATAACTCGAAGGGCAGTTAGCATCCGGAGGATTCACGTAATAGCGCATTGCATAGCTCGTGATTCGCATATCATCGACTTGGTGAAAATCATCAAACTTTCCACGTGTTAATGCCTGTTGCTTGGCTGCCATTTCCTATCAGTACTGCCTAATACTTTTCAGGCCGCGCACAGCTCTCCTTTTCTAGAGGCTCAGGGCCTATCACCGCGGGATACGCCCACATCTGGTAGGCAGGCAGCTTGAGCGGAGTTGTATCAATCACTAGAGTTCCCTTTGTGTTATTCCGCTCAATCTGTGTTGCACCTGCAACCGGCGGCTTGTGTTCTCTCTTGGGGCAGTGAGTCGCCGGGCGCGTGATACCCTGTAGATCAGATTCTAGATCTACCATGCTCCCCTGTATGATAGACACCTCATTGCCACCAACGAGACCAAGCATATGACGGGCCGCCTTGACGTGCTGTACATACTCGCGGCGCTGGTCATACGACTGAGGATTTTCTTTCTTTTCAAACAGCTGAACGTCAGGAAGTTGAAAAGCGTCTGTAAGGGCTGCCATTTATATTACTAATATGGCCTAGCAATTCACGTCGCGAATATAAGAACGACTGGGGAGTCCACCACGAACCCAGCCGGGCATAGCGACCTCCGTAACAAGGTTCTCAGGCTTCTGGATATTGGCCTTGATGCTCGGAATCAAAGGAGTGTACTGGCCCTCGAATGTCTGCTCCGTGACCGTACCGCACTCCTTGCCCTGGCGGACCTGCTCGGCGTGGATGAGCAGAGACTCGACATCGGGGTTGCCACGACCACCGCCCATATATGGGACGCTGAGGAAGGGGCGCGCCTGTGCACGGATGTTGCAGCGGTTGTTGTTGAACTCGGGCTGGTTCTTGAGGATTGACTCGGAGTCAATCTGCATGTTATTGCTGCCGTATCCATCACGGGGATAGATGAGCAGATTGTTAACAGCCAGCGGATTAACATCCTTCGCAGACGGAACGAGATTCGTCGTTGTGTATGCGCCGGGACCCACAGACTGACGGAAATATTGCTGTATTCCACATGCATCATCTTTGGTGTGAGTGAGGCGGTTGAGCTCCATCTTCTGAAATGAGTGTATAGATTCTATTCGCCCATTAATAGAATGAAGGAGTCGCAGGCGAAGCGGTTTTGCAAGTGTATCAAGCAAGTTCGGAGGACCGTTAAAATACGTCGTGGCACACGAGAAGGTGCGGCCATTGCGATCTGTACGAAGAGTCTTCTCCAAACAAAGGGGAGGACTCTGCGAAAAGTAAAGTGTCGCGGGAAGCCGAAGCTGGTTACTCAGGAACTTATTGTCTAAACCGTCTTAACGGTCGACATTCATCCAGGGCATAACGCCACCATCTGTTCCGGGAAGGCATGCATCGCGGCCGCCCTCCTTGCATGTCTTTCCAGGTATCTTGTATAACCAGTTCTGATATGAACCCTGGTCATTCGGGATTGTCGTCGCAGGCATTGTGATAAACTGTCTCTGTGATTGAGAACGTCCAAACACATCGGTTGGGTCGCGGTTAAACTCCGTGCGGAAGAACTCGTCGAGTCCAGTCGCCACTTCGACGCCTGATACGGAAACAGCCTCGGGTTTCGTAGGGTTGTATTTGATTTCATCCACGAGAACATTCATAAAGGGGTTATTCGCTATAGGGGCAGTGTACTTAGCCGGAGCGATATCTTTACCAATGACATCAACTGTGCCAGCGGCTTTCAAACTATCGGTTGCAGGTCTGCTTTGGAATCCCTCCTTTACAGTATGCACCTTCTGTATCGTAACAAGTGTATAGATGCGAGGTAACACGAATGCAGTCGCGATTCCTAAAAAGATAAGATACGTGTGCTGCGACTTCATAAAAACGGATGTGGCAAATCCAAGAACAAATGCAATGATGTAAAGAAAGACTATCTGATTGACAAGCTCACTGGCACACTCACCGGGTAGCATTGGATTTGTTCTGACAAGAACTGTAGGGTCTTCAAAAAAGTAGGGTTCGCATAGAGTAACTTTCATGGTATAACCCCTTTCTATCAATAACGCTTATTACTTTCTCTTACCACCACGGGCTGAACCGCCACCGCCATTCTTTCTCGCCTCAAGCTTCTTACGAAGGCGCATCTGAACTGCTGAGAGACGCGACTCTCCGTCGCGCCCAGCAGCGCGTGCCATTTCAGGATCCTCAAAGCTGAATGCCGAGCGGAATGACTCCATCATCTCGACAAACGCCGGGTTCTCCTGGAACTCCTTCATCATCTCCTCGGCCTCCGCCGCCAGCTCCTGCGGCTTCAGCTGTCCCGAAGCAACCTTCTCCTGCAACTTCTTGGCTACACGCCCCATCGCCTTTTGGAGAATAGACGGGTCAGCACCAGAAGCCTGCATGAGAATCTCAAAGGCGCGAGTTGGATCCTTCTCAATCGCCGCCAGATCCTCAGGAGACATGCCAAAATCCTCGGGATTGAACTCCTTTACCATGTCCTCGGCCAGCTTCGCCAGCTTACCCTTCAGAAAGCGCTCAGGCAGCGGCGGAAGTGATGACGAGCCGGAACCAAAGAGGCCCATGAACTTGTCTGAGAGCGACTTGAAGTCCACGCCACTCATGCGAGAGCGCCAGTCCTTCATGGCCTTCTCGGCCCACTCACGGTCAAAGCCAGCCCCGCTCAGATCACCAAAATCGGAATCGTAGATGGAGCAAAGGTCGAGAATGGAAAGATAGTCATACACCGCCTTCTTTGTCGCGGGTCCAACTTCCTTCCATAAATCCTCTGTAATCACAACGCCAGGGAGGACAGGCCCGGGGCATCCCAGATCCGCCTTGGGAACCGTGTGCTTGCGGAAAACCTGCTCCTTGTAACCTTTTGTCCTTTGATCTACACCGAGAGCGGCAGCAGCCGCCAGCGCCGTGGCCAGCTCCGGGAAAGCACCCTGTAGGTCCGTAACGAACTCATCGTACTTCGTCTTGAACTGCGTCTTAAAAGAAAAACCTTCTGCCATTCTATGTTCCTGATGGGAAGAATGAAAGAAGTCTTTAACGCATTGATTTAGAGTGCAACTTTTGCGGCCTTCGCCTTTTCACAAAGAATGCACAGAACCTTCAAATAGTTCCAAATCGCCTTACGGTTTGCATCAGCCATGGCCGGCCAATGCTTATCGAAGATTAATAGCGCCGGTGACATTTCATTAAACTGGCCCTTAATCTTATTCTTTGCAACTCCAATCACAATGACCTCATCCTCACGACTGATAGGCTCTGCAAGCTCCTTATAGACATTCTCATAGAACAAGTCGAGGATTAGACGGGGATTAATCTTTTTTGCACCGTAGAGACCCTCGAGAGCAAGCTTGATGTCGCGCTCCTCCGAATATGTCTCAGCCAGTTCCTCGAAGAACCGGATTAGTTGATTGTTAAATGCACTCAGGGCACTCATCTTGAATATATGAGATGTTTATGCTTTAGATTGTTAGCGCGTCAAATTTACTGTTCCACATTACATCCTAGCAGGGCCCTTCGGCATTCCAGATTCGCGATCACGTTGATACGCCTCCATCTGTTTATCAAACAGCTCCTCCTTTTTTGTCTTTCTGCGATTTGCGTCGGCACCACCGCCACCCGGAAACTCCTGACCTGTCTTTTCACCCGGAGATGCAGCGCCATTTAAAAATGAAAAGGTGCCGGGCATTGTCATACCCCCGCTGCCCTGTGAACTTGTATCTGCATCAAGGCCACTGTAGCTAAATCCTTTAGCAAAACTGACCTGTTCCATCGTGTTAAATCCCATCGGCTCAGATGCAGATGAAGGGGCGCCCTGTTGTTGTGTAGAGGGTCCTTCCTTCATCTTCTTTTCATAGAGCCAGTTCATTACTTCGCCGTCGGTAAGAGGTTCGGGACTTCCGGATACCACAAGTGTCGGTACTTTCTTGAGCCATTTAGGAAGCGGCGGCCTCGAAGGGCTCGGATCCACACAAATAAACTGAAACGATGACTTCCAAGGTGTCTGTGCCAGCTCGGTTATAAATGCCTTCGACCACTGGCACTTATTGCTATAAAAACAAATATTCTGGCTCATCCTAAGATGGTACTCCACTATTAGTTCGTAATACGGTTCGCATTCAATCTGAACGCGATAAAAACAACCGGAGACTTAAAATTGAGTTTTAGTTAGATGGAAGGGAAGGTACAGGAAGAAATGTCGTCAAGAAACGTGAAGCCTCCAGTTGTTACTAATGGAAATGCAAGGGCGAACAATGCTGCAAGAGCCAATAATGCTGCAGCTGTCCCAGTGAAGTCCAACCCTTTCCAGAAAGTTACACGTGAGCGTGGAACAACTCTGAAGTTTCAGCTAGCTCCGACCCATGTCACATATGCAAATACTCTCCGTCGTGTAATGATCACGGAGGTTGAGACAGTTGCATTCCGTTCTGATATTATCGACTCGGGAGAGACATCGGATGTAAAGATTACAGAGAACTCAACGCCGATGAGCAATGAGATGCTTGCTCATCGTATTGGACTTCTACCGATTCACGTCGCGGCGCCACTCGACTGGGATGCCAATAAGTATGTGTTCAAGATGGATATAAAGAATGAGACGGCGGAGACAAAGGATGTAGTTGCATCAGATATTACTGTTCTCGAGAATCGTGGTGATGAGGAGCCGCTCATGGTCCCGAGTGTTCAGTTCTTCCACCCCGATCCTATTACAAAGGACACGGCTCTTCTTACTGTTCTAAAGGCGCGTGTTGGGTCACAGGTGCCCGAATCTGTAGTCTTCACTGCAAAGGCTACAGTTGGTACGGGACGCGAGAATGCTCGATTTATTCCAGTGACCAAGTGTGCGTACGGATATACGATTGATACGAACCCTGAGAAGAAGAAGGACCTCTTCACAAAATGGCTATCATCTCACAAGAAGGTATCTCTTTCCGAGATTGAGTCAAATGAAGTACGCCGCGGCGAGCTCGAGAGGGAGTTTGCCACGATGGAGGTACAGCGGTGTTATCTGATGGATGAGCGCGGTGAGCCGAACAGTTTCGACTTCATCGTTGAGTCAGTCGGCGTGCTTGACCCCGTTTACATTGTCCGTCGGGCTCTCGAAGTACTAGAGGCAAAGGTGCTTCACTATGCCGCGATTGATTCGGGTGACCTGCCTGAGACGATGAAGGTACGGCCGGCGGATGCACGCATGAAGGGCTTTGACTTCTATTTCAAGAAGGAGGACCACACTCTTGGGAATCTGCTTGCAACCTGGATGGAGCAGAACCTGATGGATTCGGGTGAGGTTACCTTCGTTAGCTACAAGGTACCACACCCTCTCCGCGATGAGATGCTTATCCGTGTGGGTGTCGAGGATGGCCTGGAGACGACAGCGCGAGCTGCACTGGCAAAGGCTGCGCGTGCCACTGGGCAGATGTTCCGTGAGTGGCTCGCCTTCTGGGTTGGTGCTACGAGTTCAGTACCAGTGACGCTTTAAAGTAAGGAAGGCCGAAAGGCCTTCCTTACTTTAAATGCATGTCACTAAGTAGTCGCAAAGTTATAAAATAAGGAAGCTGCTGGCTTCCTTATTTTATAACTTAGACGGTATAAAATCTAATCGTTCTCTAAGGAAGGATGGAGGGCTCCATTCATATGTATTGTATTAATCTCAAACAGCGTGGTGACCGCTGGAAACGATTTTCCGAGCAACCTGAGCTAAAAGAGCTGATGAAACACTATTCTTTTGAGCGGTTTGAAGCTATCAATGGCAGCAGCATTGATATACTTCATGATGAACGTATTTCTCTTCGCACAAAACGGAACATAAAAGAACATATCCGGCGTGATCACGAAGAGCTTGATTCTGCAGGAGGAGTTGGATGTTATCTAAGTCATACAACTGTCTGGAAAAAGTTTCTTGAACGACCCGAGCCGTATGCGATTGTTTTTGAGGATGATGCCAATATCCCTATAGGGTTTCTTGAAAGTTTACATAAGGGTATGCGTGAAGTAACGCTTCTTCCGCAGACACCAGATATCTGGTATTTTGCGTTGCCTGCGGCGTGGTATTTTGAGTACAAAGGCAAGCGTGATCCGAGCCTCGAGATGAATGGACCATGGATTCGTAAAACATGCAGTTCTTTCACTGGATATATGATTTCAAAGCGGGGTGCGGAAAAGTTGCTAGAAACTGCCTTTCCTATTGATATGCACGTCGATCTTTATAGTTGCTTGGCCGGTGATATTGGTACCATTTTTACAGTCGCAAACCGCAATGTTATTGTGAAACCATATGCTCTTAAAGAGGCTGATACAGATATTCAGGTTGCATCTGATTGTAAAATCTGCAATGTTCCAACACAGATGTCAAAAAAAGGTGTTGTGGCTGTGAGCATTCCGATTGTTACGATTGGGTTAGTTGTTTCGTTTGCTCTCCTCTATTTACGCATTAGTGGTGGAAGAAGGCGGTAGGGCGCCGCTCAGATCGCGGTTGCCGCTCAAATCGCGGACAACTGCGACATACGGCTTTCCACCCATCAGCCGCTTCTGCTCAAAATCCTTGAGCGTGTTGACAATATCGATGACATTCTGAATACGAATCGTAAAGTTCTTGGGGCGAAGCTCCTCCAAGTACTTCACGTGAAGACGAAAGACAGCCGGCTTGTACTCGAGAGGAAGCTCGGCGAACTTGATTGCGTGCAGCTTGTGCACGTCATTATACGCGGTCAGAACATCCGAAGTCCTCGCACGCAGCGTCTGCTCAAACTGCCAGAACTCATCGCGATCCTCTGCATAATGCTTCAGATACTCACCCATCTTCTTCTGCACACGGAGGCGAAGGAAGCGGTCCAGTGACTTTGACTCCGCACCACGAAGCTCACGGAGCATCGTGTAGGTGGGTGTCCGCAGACGCCAGCGAGCACCGCGGCCATCCTTGAAGACGAGTCCCTGCCAGCGCCATCCGCGCGTCACGGAAATCTTACGGAGGAGGTCATCAATCTCCTTCTGAGTGTGGAAGGTGCGAGTAGGATAGCTCGTGACCTGGAGCCGCTGAAGGCCAGAAGGCCAGAGTGAAGCGTCAGGCGTCTCATAAATAGAGACCTGCCCGGTGGCACTGACAGTTCCCACATGTGCAATGTGCACTGCCGGCGAGATAATCTTCGATACGATGCGGTGCTCAGGGTGCTGAAGTACGAAGCTCACAAAGAGAGATGCACCCGTATTAGCCTTAACGAGCGCATCGGTGAGAGATGCGACTGTCCGGTAAGGAGTTGCAGCTACGCACTCCTCAAACATCTGGCCAAAGGTCTTCTGGCTGTAGAATGAGTTGGATCCACCCAGCATTGTCCTGGTGGCAATGTGGAGAGTGGGATCGCCTCCAACCACATATGCATTCACCATGAAGCCATCCACGAAATCCTCAACGGATGCAAGCGTCATGTTGACAGGCGGCGAGTTAGACAGTGCCTTTGCCGGCGCTACACAGACGGGAATGTTCAGCGACTTGTCCCAGACAACCGAGCGAAACAGCCCCGTTCCCAGCTCAGCATTCTGCAGGTTCGAGGTGCCCTTTGAGTAGCGAAGAACCGCGAAGTTGGAGCTATCCTCAACTACACGCAGCTTACCACCCTCATCTGTCTGAACATATGCACGGAACTCCTCCCATGTAGGAAAGCGCTGACGGAGGCTCTCAAAATGCCCGATGGTAAAAGGCATTTTACTTTTGCTATGCCGTTCAAGTGTGGTAGCGTCGCATCAATTTTGTTTGTGGCTCACCGTTAGAGACAGAAATGGAAGAGGATGTCCCAGAGTTTGAGTTAGGAGACACAATCTATATCAAAGGAGGCGTCCGAGACACTACGCGTGGGCGAATCTACTATATGGATGACTCTCTTATTCGTATCTTACCCGTAGGAACATCTGACCGGCTCGTGGATATTCCTATTATTGATGGGCAGCTCGACCCGAGTCTTGAGATTGAAAACTTTTTTCTAGTTGATAAGACATCGAAACAGACTTTTGTTGAACAGATTAATGCACAAGTAGGCCAAGAGGCAGAGACCTTCAATGCAAACGGTGCGCCTGGCCCTAAATATAAGATAGTATCTGTAAACCCCGAAGAAGACAGTCTTGTCTTAGAAGATGAAACGGGTGCGCAGAAACCCCTCACATTTAAGATTGATGGAATCAGCTCTGGTATTCAACGCGATGAACCATTTGCCGTTCTTCGCCCGAGACAGCCTGCCGCAGTTGTAAAGGAGAATGCAGCTGCGGCTGCCGCTGCTGCAGCCGCCGATGAGGAAGAAAAGACGGCCGTTGAGGATGAGTTCACATTTATTGAAGAGATTGAGGCCGAGATTCAGGGTTTAAAGGAACTCCCGAAAACACAGCGGTTCTATCCTACATTGGTGCAGCAGACAGACATGTTTCAAGAAATGTTGGCTGCACTGGAGATACATTCACAGAAGAATCCCAAGTTACAGAGAAATATTCGAAAGATAGTTGAACAATGTACAATGTTGCGGAATGACCTTGTGACGTATGACAAGGTGGGCGAGCCTACTGCGAAACCGAAGCCAACATCGTACACAACTCTTGCTGAGCTACTTGACAAGGTTGATATACCTCTTGCACGACCAGTAATCGATTCTAAGCGTGTTCTCTATGTTGACCAGCGTTCCGATGAGCCTATACTCGATAGGGATGTTGTCGTCGAGGTTCTCGCAGATACACTCGCCGATTCAACTTCGCAAACAGATAAGGCACCGAGCAGACGCCGCTTGTCGAATGTGGGAGGTAACGCGGGGATTCAACCTCCCGATGCTCTTCCCAACTGGTATATTACATGGGATACACTCTTTAAGGATTATATGAGAACATGGATATCGGATGTTCCTGGAGAGGTGACAAGCTTTCGTGGAGACAAGGAGTTTATTCGCGCTCCTGCGCCGCCTGAGAAGGTGTCTGGATATCCACGATTCCTTGACGTGATGCCCGCGGATTTAAAAAAAAGTGATTGGCCTCCGATTACAGAGGATTATATTGGTTTAACAAATCAAAGCCCGCTGCGCGCAATCGGTCCGCGCATGGGTCGTCTGCGTGAGAAGGAGGGGCTTCGTCGCATTGAGTCTGGTGACGAGGGTGTGATTATTAACCAACTCCTTTTCCCTTTATCGGCTGAGAGATCTCTTGGAACAAATAAGACTGGCAAGCTCGTGAAGGATATCGCGTTCAGTCACTCGGCCTATAGCTCATGGCAGGATACACTGAAGGCAGTCGGTGGAGTCCCTGATGTAGCCACGGCGGGCGGAATCATCTCAATCGGTGTCGACGGTAATACCGAAGGCAATATCGGCATTGATGATTGGCTGAAGGCCCAGCCGCTACTCAAGGGAGGCCTCGGCGACATGGTAAGCGAGTTAAAAAATCTCGGTCTTTCTGACTGTGAGCTCCGTGAGGACCAGCAGACAGTTCTGATTGAGAAGATAAATCAGTATCGTGCACTCGTGAAGCAGACAATCACAACTATCCGCGAGGATTCGGCAAAGGCGATTGCGGGTCTTCGCCTCGAAACTGACACATTCCTACAGGGTGAGCCGCTACAGGAGCTGCTGACAACGATTGCGGCTGAACCACTTATTGGGCTTCGTATCGCGGAAGTGAAGGCGCGCACACCGGCCTATAAGGATAGTGATATCGCCCTTGTCGCGGGAGTGTGTGCACAGATGACTGACCTCTTTATGACAACCGTGGCGGGTCAACCTGGACCGCTTGCACGTGAGAGGAATCGCCGTGTTCGCGACCAGTTCTTGGCGGCCCTGCGTTCAGCACTTGCCAAGATTGAAAAGTCGCAGTTACGCGGAGAAATCCCTGTGCCGAACAAGTGTCCTCACGTGAGCAGCTACGCGGGTATCAAAAAGGCAAAGGTCACACAGGGAGAAAAGATGCAGCTCCTTTCACGATTCCTCGCCAAGTTTCAGTCTGGACGCGAGGATAACTGGATTTCTTGCTCTGCGTGCCCTGAACACCTGATGTGCTACCACGAGGTCATGTTACTCCGCGAGTACATGCATCCTAGAGAAAAGGATGCCATTCATAAGGAGTTGATCCTTGCATTTAGCGGCGGTGTCTTTCAGGGTAAATATATCTGTAAGAACTGCGGTCAACCCATTTCCGATATGGACCTCGACCAAAACATGGAGTTCGATGACGAGGGGCGGCCGATGATGGGTCGCGCAGTTCTTGTAGATAAGGATGCCATAGAGGAAGAAGAGTTGGAGCAGCTGATTGGTGGACCGGTTGGCTCTCAGGGTGAGTTGACATTTCCCAGCGAGTTACAGACTCTTATCTATAAGACCGCGCGCCAGATTTTTGATAGTGTCGGTATTTATGCGACAGTTGAGAGTTTTCAGAAGATTGTGGAGCGCGTGGAGTTTGATATACAGCGCCAGCCGACCCGCGAGGACTATGCGCGTATTCTGAAGGCCCGTGGTGCGGCGGGCGCTCTCGACTATGATGTGCTCATCAACCGCGTACTAATATCGTCCGCAGGAGTTCACTGTTTGATTGAGGTACAGACAAATATACCAGGCTACATCATGCGCTACAAGCTGCCTGGATGCAAGGCGGGCTTTACGGGTACACCGATTGGTGCAGAGTCAGATAGAACAGGTATTGAGTATATTGCATGTGCAATCGCGTCTATCAAGAAGAATGAGCCGCCGTGGAATCTTACGGGCTATTTCAGAGAGGCCGAGAAACGGAAGAATGAGACAATCGTTGCGGGGCTGAATAAGATTCTAGCCGATTCACTGAAAACGGCGACAGTTCAACAACTTCTCACGGTGAAACGCGCTTACCTACAGAAAATATATGGCACGGCCGTATCGTCTGACCGTGTGTCTGAAGCGGTCCCTGCAGGATTCAAACCGGTTCCGTATTTTATTGGTGAAAAGGAGGCGGCAGAGGCAATCGTTGTGCCGGCGGCGGCATCAGAGGAAGAGGCCGTCCGTGGCTGGATACAAATGGCGCATCGTACTGCGAAACAACACGGAACGTTTGTGGCGGGTTCTCCCTTTTCGGAGGTGAGTTGCTGTTTCCGCCCCTTATCTGGAGCTGGATCCGTTTGGGACGACAAAGGTATGCCTACTCTGCCATTACCTACACCTCCACAAGGGCCTGTAGGCAGTCACGTGGCCGTTCATTATAATGCGCGACGCCAGATCGCAGTCTCAGGAGAAGTGCCTGATACCCTCCTGTACAGAGTGTTTTTGAACGTCTGCTATACAGGTCCGAGAGAAGGTCTTCCTCACGAGCCTGGATATACGAATAAGTGTGTTCACTGTGGCTTTGTATTCCCTGAAAGCCCGTATACGGAGAAACCGGCACCTCCTATCTCAGCCGATGCCAAGACAAACAAGGATATGATGAAGGAGTATTTTGAAGAGATTGAGTCAGGGATTGAAAAGGGTAAGGCTGCGCTTGATACGCAGAAGGTTATTACGAACAAGGCCGCGTTCGAAGCCCTATTAGATAAGACGCACCAAGCCTATCATGTAGATATCCCTGAGAGAGTTGCACCCGTTGCTGGAATAAGCCTGCTGCAGCGCTGCCGCAGCATAGAACCCGAGCCGTTCAGTGGTTGGCGCGAGGTTATAACACAGACGATTGCAGCGGTTGAGCAACTGCCTCCTAAGACAGATGATATTCAGATAGCGGAAGCCTATGGTCCTATCTCAAATATGGCTGCCAGAATCTTTGAAGAGTTTGGACAGCGCAGTGGGGTTGAGGCCACCGCGACTCTTCGACGGGTATTTGATAGAGGACCGAGCGAGGTTGCTGAGACTGTGTTGAGTTATATTCTTGTTCCTCTCCAGCGTTCTATAAGCAAGTTCCAACGGAATGCAGTACGTGTTCAGAAGTTCTATGACCTCGGCTCAGGCACGGTGGCTGATATCGAAAAGATACTGCGTCAACGCCTGCAGTATATAGGGGATATTCAAGGAAAGATAAAGGGGTTCGTCTCGGCAAAGATGGAATGGCTGATTCAGCAACTCGCAGTAGTTTTACCGATTGTGAAAAATGAACTGCGGCCTTCTTTCTTTAATGGTGGGCGCATCGGCCTCCCTTATTTAGTGGCAACGCTCATTGGCGGAGTATTACTGGAGTTTATTAATCCCAACTCTCTACCGCCCCAGCAACTTCGCGCAGATGCTGAGGCCATTCCTACAACGGTCGATGCAGCGGCGAAGGCTCCTATACAGATAATTGCAATCTGTCTCAAGCAGATTCAAATAGAGGGTCTCAACTACACGGAGCAAGAAATCCGCGATCTTGTTGCGCGATACACAGAGTCTGAGAAGATGGCAGTGATTCACAAGTTTGATACGCTAACTCCTGAAGAGAAGGCTGTTGAGTTGATGAATAAGAAGTTGGGAACAGGTGACTGGGCCGTTGGTGGAACAAAGGCGATTCGCCTCTATAATGAAGATCAGTATGAACGCGAGCGTGTGCAACGTGCGGAACGTGGGCTAGAGGAGCTTGGATATGGTGCAGCTCAGGCCGTCACAGCGGATGACGCTGCAGGCGCAGCTGAGGGTGTTGATTATGTTCAGACGCGCGAGGATGATTTTTAGTAAAAAAGATTCTCTCTGCTTCATGACAGAATGAGAGTCCTACTCTTTAGTTCACTCTTATATTTACTAGGAGTTGCAGTTGTACTCTTTTTTCGGCCGCAGCTAATGTTTCATATGGATGGGCGCTGGAAGGAGTTTGGCACGGGGTCTGATGATAAGACTCTTTTCCCTTTTTGGCTATTCTGTATTGTGTGGGCGGTTGTAAGTTATGGTTTAGTTGCCTCAGTTGTTACAGAGGGTGCAGAGATTGCTGCTTCGACTGCCGCTGCCGTCACTGCCTTGGCGAACGTCGATGAACACAGTCTTATGCCGATGCAGAATAACAATAAGAACAAAAACAAAAAGATGAATAATACATTTACAAACGCTCCTCCCAGAAACAATCGTCCGAGAAATACATTCACACCGGCAGTAGAAAAGGTAGTTGAAGTGATGAAGCCCGGATACTACAAGCTTGATAAAAACAGTATGAACTCTTCCGGAACACCGCGATACATTTATGTTGGTGAGGAAACCCCTGATGATGAATCCTTCACGGGCGATGAGTCTGAGGCTTGAATACCCCGTGAAACATAGAGTTGCAAGAAACTTGTGAGAAATCCATTGACCACTACGGCTGTTGCCGTCAGAGTGTTCATTGGTCCTATCCAGTTAACTTTCATGATTTCCAAAGGATATAAGATGGATGTAATCAAAAAAATGCCAAGTGGAGGAATCCAGCAACCTTTCATGACTATATTAACATCAATCTTTGAAAATGTAATATATTGAACACATGCATTGCAGCCGATTGTAAGGATAAGACTTACAAGCGGAAGAAGAATAAACCCGAAAAAGGAGAAAAGAGATTCAGTAAAGGAAGGTACAAGAAGAAGAAAACAAAAACTTATGAGAGTTAATAAAATTCCATGAACGATGCTAAATGTTAACCGTATGGTATAGTTCATTTCGTTTCCTTCCATTGACCAGATGGCAGAAACAGAAGGTCAAGATTCTTCCGCGGCTGAGCCGCAGATACAGGCGGCGGTACCTGTACCGACATATACACTTCCGACAGAGCCCTATGATAAAGCAACGCAGGCAAAAATCAAGCAGTTTTACAAACAGCGTCGAAAGCTACCTGCACAGTATACATATACAAAGGAAGGTAATCTCGAAGTTCGGAGTGCTACAGGAGAAGTAGAAGAAGTCACTCAACTCAAACGGTATGTTCCTCTTGAGGCGGGTGAGAGAGATGCAATGGATGAGTATCGCCTGGAACTGATCTCCGAGATTGAGACAGAATATGAACAGGCCATTGAAGAACTCCGGATGGCGTGGGAGCAGCTGAAGATTACGGGCGCACGCGCCCCTGTTCTTCGAGCCAACCAACGTGTGGCTGAGTTAGATGCTCGTCGTAACGCCGCCCGTTCAGCTGTGCGCGAGGTGTTTAATATTGAGAACCCCGAAACCCGTGAGATTCTCTTTGATGAGCCCTATGAAACACGAAAACTCATTTATGATGTCATAACATCTACAAGACCTGTTGATGCAGATGGTAAACCTATGAAAACGGACCCCTATGATAGTCAGATCTTTGCTCTCGGATTCAGAAACTTCCCTGCATGGCAGTTCTATGGAAAGTATATTATTGATACGGAAGCCCCTCCGGAGAAAGAAGAGAAGACTTCTGCGCCCAAGGATCAAAGCCGTACGAAGCTAAAGGATGGTCGTATTGCACGTATCTTCTTTGATACAGATGGAGAAGCGCTCAATGGATACCTCAGCCCTCTGTGGCCCGTGCGTTTCACATTCCACGATGTAGAAAGTGCCTCGGCACTCCAGGCCTATGAGATTGAACGAGCAACTCTTGCGGGTCTTTCTGAACTGCGTGAGACTCTCAAGAAAACGACCGCGCCGCGAACAATCCGCATCTTGACGCGTAAATATGACAAACATCCTCCTGAGGCGAAAAGCATCTGGCTTGCAATCTATACGGCACTCTATCAACAGCACCCGGAGCTGGCAGAAAAACTGCTGGCGACTGGAACTGATACTCTTATATTTGCCGACCAGCGACCTGGTCCACTGGGTGTTGGACTAGGTCCTTCTGAACAAAATATTGTTGATGCAACCAAGTGGAAAGGTGATAATGCAGTTGGACTTGCTCTCGAGACACTCCGCACACGTTTACGTTCTGGAGAAGTCGGAGAGACAGAGGGTGTTGAAGAGGCTGCAGAGGCAGTGATTACCGCTGAGGAGCAAGAAAAGGCAAAGAAGGGGGCGATTATTAACGCGGTTCGCGGCGGGTTTCGGCGTCGTTAACTTTGGTCGTTAACTTTGGTCGTTAACTTCGGCTAACTCGTTAACTTTGGTCGTTAACTTCGGCTAACTCGTTAACTTTGTAAAGGATACTGCTTCAGCGTATTCTCATTTTCATTACAGTTCACTTCCTTTGAGTTGTATTTATAACAGACACCATTTGTATCTCTGTAGAAACGATTCACAACATTATCAGGGTGAGGATATTCAAATATAGTATGCGCTGGAGGTTGGTAATATTTAAGAACCAAATATCCAACCACAAGTCCTGCCAGAAATGGAACTAATCTAAAATGGCTCAACATCTGGTACTCTGTTAGAAAAAACATATAAGAGAATCAGATATGTTCGAGTTTCTCAAAACAGAAGGATTTAATATCGGCGGAAGCTTTATCATTGCTCTTGGAATCATGGCGATTCTAAAGCCTGGCTGCCGCGGAGATACATGCCGTATTCTAAAGGCGCCGCCGCTCGAAGAAGTCACTAAATCCACGTATCAAGTTGGTGAGAAGTGCTTCCAGTTTAAGACAGAGACAGTGACGTGCCCTAAGGACGGTTTCATTGAAGCATTTCAAGAAGATGTTCGTAGATAAGCCCGTTAAAAATACAAAAACCTTTTCGTCCCAGATTGACAGAACATGAGCACTCTGATTTCCGACCTCGATGATAAAACTGGAGGTGGAGATGGCGACTTAGTTCAGAAAATACTATCTGAGATGAACGGAAATCCTGAACCCCCGGCGGCCCATGTAATCAATGCACCGAACCCGAACACGATTGCACCGCGTGTAATGGACTCTGGCCCGGCTACTGCACACATCATCGGCGGACAGCACCCTACGGCGGCAGATTTTGCAAGCGCGATGAGTCAGGCAGGCCCTCAGTGGTCTGGCGGAGGTCCAGTTGCTGCACCGCAAGGAGGTGGCCAGTGGGCATCTGCAACTCCGCCCACACCCGGCTATACGGCGCCCCCGAAGCCGACAAAGTCGTGGGTGTCTCGTATCAGTGAGGAGTTGAAGCTCCCTATTTTTGTAGCGGTTCTTGTATTTGTATTCAGCCTTCCTATTGTAAATGTCCTGTTCTCACACTATCTTCCTTCAGTGGTAAAGTCTACGGGCGAGCTGACCACGGTAGGACTGCTTCTGAAATCATTTGCAGCAGCAGCATCCTTTTGGGTATTACAACGGGTTATAGTACCTCTTCTGAGCGTATAATCTTTATGGTGAGTAATTTTAACACACGACGTTAGAAGGTTTCATGAACGCCCAAAAAATGGCACTACCGGCTGCAAATGCCCTGTTTGCCGCATATCTCCTGTATTCGCAGAAAACGTCTACGTTAGCACTTACGTTTGGCGCGGCACTCATCGTGTATGGCCTCACGAAGTCCCTGCTGTATACTCTCTGTATTCTCGCCGTTCCCCTCGCCGTTCAGCTTGTAAATACAATGATTCTCTCAGAGCCGGTTAAATCCGAGGGCTTTCAGGTAAAGGATCCCGTATCTATTGAGAAGAGACTGATTGATATACGCCAGGGAGCTCCTCTTTCACCGAAGCTAGATTCCCCGACAGGAGTCCTTGAGTCGGCAGATATCCTTGATAATGTTCCCCTTCAAGCGACAACGGATGCTGGCACTGTATCAAGTGTGCCTTCATCAACATTTAGCCGTGATATGATTCAGCCGCCGCCAGAGTCCTCTGTTCCTATACCGTCGATACGGGAGAACTTCCTCGCGGCGAATCCTGTTCTTCAGAATGGTCCTGACCACACTGCTGTTGGAACAGCCCTTGAGCCCCTAGGAACCGCATCGCCTGCTGCCGCATCTGAGGCGGGAATGACAACGACAGCTCCTGCTTAACCATAGAAATTGAGACTTACCCATAGATGGGTCGGATATATATACAATCATCCACACTCTTTTTTGGTGCGGTTGTTTGTATTATGGCGATAGTAATCGCAGTGCTTGTTACATCTAAAAACCAGGCACCTGTATCTCAACAAAACACAGAAAGAGAGGAAGTTATTGTTGTAAATACAGAATCAGGTGACGACCGATATACGCGTGCTCCTAAACCCGAGAGAAACTGGATGACCGCTCCGGATATGACAACCTCGACAATGTACGGGCTTCCTACTGTTCCTACCCGCGGACTACCCGAGTCCTATCAGAGTATGGGTGTTATAAAGGCAGAAGATGGAAAGATTCTTCCTCTATACGGTCGCCGCACAACGGCCCGCTCCGACCGCTTTCAGTATTACACTCGCACAGATACGTACAATCCTGTCCCGCTTCCTATCCGCTATCAAAACCGCGATTGCCAGGATGATGTTGGCTGCAGCGAGCTGATGGATGGCGAGCGTATCAAGGTCGCGTCGCTAGGAGAGGAGGGTGTTGTTAGTATCTATCGGTTCAATGGACCCACGTATGTTCCAACGATTATCTAATGTTTGCCGATACCAAGTAGATGCCAGCTACATGCCCTACCGGCTCAATACAATCATTTCCTCTTAAACTGGGATTTAGACCCACGTCTACTGATTATGAGCATGCGCGTGAAAACATTCATCTTGATGTGAACTGGGCTCCTAGAACAACAACACCCGTATTTAATACGGATGAGGCTGGATACACCGATGAAGGTACATCTGAGCTCACAACAAAGACAACGGTGCGCTATAATGGAAGAACCTATCGGCTTCTGAATGTACAGGTGTGCGAATCAACCCATACTGAGTGGATTCTTCCCGCAGTAGGAAAAGATATAAATAAATACGATTTCATAGTCACGTTTCAAGCTGTTATTGATACAACGAGTAAATACCTGATGCTGATTATGCCTCTCCTCAGTACGGGGGCGATTGATCCCAACTATTTGGCGGGGCTTGTTAACACTGCCGATGCAAACACGGTCTATAGCCTAAAAGACTGTTTTCCAAACTCGGATGCAAACTTTGCTATATATTCAACCTGTTTGATTCCCACGCAGGCAAATGCATCCTATAAAACAATGGATATATTTATCTGTTATGACGGGACTCAAATCACGGCTGATATGCAAACGGCACTAGATACTGCATTGCCGACAGGTGCACCCTATAGTTCGACAGTTGATTCTGGAGTTACTAAACGCCTTTCATCTCTGGCAAACCAAGGAGACCTTGGAAATATGGTTATAATGACGACATCTCTTTTAAATCCTAAGTCAGAGAAGCGTTCAGTGGAGGGATTTCAGACTGCAAGCACAGAAGACGACTTGAGTGCATATAAATGTGTGCCGTTTGATCCTGATGTACAGATAAAAAAGGACGCCAATGGCAATGGCGAGATTATACTAGATACAAAAACTGGAGTTCCTTTGAGTAAGGTTGAAGCTGAACGGCAAGCTCTGCGAGAAGAACGTACAACAAAAGCCTCGTCGACTATGATAAAGATATTCGAACCCGTTATTGGTATATTACTAGCTGTTATTGTTGTAATTGGTATTTGTTATGTTGTTCTCACTACTATTAACTCGCCGGCAGCTTCATTTATTCCTTATCTTGTTGCAGCAATCGCCATATGTGTTGCTAGTTTTATTGGAGGTATTTATACTGTTATACTTATGAAATAGAAGCGAGTCCCTTGGACTCAAACATCTCGACTAACTTCTCAGTTGTCATACTACCTGAAGTTAGAGCGTGCTTCTCATTAATGCTATCGCCTACAGGGCTGAACTCATTATCTTCCTTTGAAGGCTCAAAGTCATGAGTCTCTATCTCAGGATCAAGATGAGGAGGATGGACTTCATTGGGAATGATGTCACGTGCAGGCACAATCAAGTTATCAATGGCCTTTTCTGCTCCGTACGTTTGTTGAATCAGAGAGACTGTTCTACGTCTTTGCTCCAAGAAAAGAGAAGCCGCCGCAAGGAAAACGGCCATGCCAAGCATTGCATTCTTACGAACTGCAACCACCGAGAGGGCAAGCAAGACAAATACGCCGACGACGTTACCGACGATGACTTTTAAAAGGAGATCCGGCATATAGGGCGTAGCAATAAACACGAGGCCGCATGCACCGACTGCTGGGTACAACCACTTCATCTGCTAAAGGTTGCGCTTAAATTTGAATGTTAAATGGCGCTAGCAATATGTAATGAGCCGTATACTTACACACAGAGGTTACTCGATTGTAAAAGCTAGTCTTGATGAGAGCACAACTAAAGAAGTTCTGACCGCTCTTACAGTTGCTCCAAAGGTCAACGCTCGATATGCTGGCAAAGACGGTGCAGCCTCATTCAAGTTGTACAAGGAATCACCACTTCGCTGGTACTTTCCTAGGGCCTGGGCGATTGAACGATTTGGAGCGCCGGATTCAAATGTTCTTTGTGAGGGAACATCTCTGAGTACAACGGCTGCTGAGTTCAAGGGTGTGCCCTATCAATACCAAACCGACATTATCAATAAGTTTATTGATGCCGGGGCTAATGGTCTCATTTGTGTTCCATGTGGAAAGGGTAAGACATTTATGGCGCTGCGGATTGCATCTCTTCTCAAAAAGCGATTTCTCATTGTGGTTGACAAGGAGTTCTTGATGAATCAGTGGAAGGGAGAAATCCAGGCACTCATGCCAAATCTGCGCATTGGCATTCTACAGTCGGATACGCATCAGATTGGAACCGAGACAATCACGGCAAAGGCGCTTGGACTGGCAGAGTTAAAGGCGCTTGCCAAACAGGCGGGGCTCCGTATTGGAGGTACGAAAGATGAGTTGATGGCTCGTCTCACTGAGGCAAATGTCGACTGTGCTCCTAAGTCGGAAACAGTTCAATACGATTGTACAATCTGCATGATTCAAACACTCTGTGTTCAAACATTTGCAGATGGGACCTTCAATGACTACGGATTTACAATCTTTGATGAATGCCATCACCTCGGAGCTCAACATTTCTCTCGGACACTCCAAAAAATCCAGACGAAGAAAATGCTCGGGCTTTCGGCTACACCTACGCGAGAGGATGGGTTGAGTAAAGTGTTTCATTGGTTCTTGGGTCCTCCGATTCACTGGGAGAAGACAAGAGAACCGGATCCACAGGTCGAAGTACAGGCAGTCTTTATTACGTCGACAAACCTGCAATACACAACTGTTCCAACAAACTGGAGAGGAGAGCCGGTGATGGCCACACTTCTTACAAATGTTCTGGGATGCGAGGAACGGAACCAAGAGATTGCCAAACATATTCTGGGATTCTGTGCCGATCCCTTGCGGAAGATTCTTGTCTTGTCTGAGAGGATTGGACATCTTCAGATGATTGAATCCCTGATTCTTGAGTCGGCCCCTATAACAATCGCCTATTACATTGGAGGGATGAAAGACGATGAGCGTGAAGCCGGTGCAGCCACGGCACAAGTTCTGCTCGCATCCTATGCGATGGCATCTGAGGCAATGAATATTAAGACACTGAATACAGTTGTTCTGGCGAGCCCGCGAAAGAATGTTGAGCAGAGCACAGGTCGTATTCTTCGTGTTCGCCCTGATCAGCGTCAGGTACACCCTGTTATTGTTGACATTGTGGATGTACATACCATGTACCGTTCACAATGGAGAAAGAGAGCTATCTATTACAGAAAGTGTTCGTATAACATCACAGGAGACCCTACAAAGAAAAGAAAGGAAAAGGAAGAAGAGGAAGAGGAAGAGAAAGAGAAAACTCCCGATGGCTGCTTATTCGTCGATTAACGATAATATGCTATTGTTGATTCAATCGCAGCCGCATCTGCAGGAGCCATGAGACCTATCCATGATGAATCGGCAACTGCTATAGCCACATTCACCTGCTGTTTCTGCAGTGTAAGCGATGTTTTTACTGCGGCCTCTGCAGCTGTTGCATCGGTTAGTGCCTGATTAGCTCCAGCAACTGCATCTTCTGTTGTACTTGATATATCTAAAGATTCTTGAGCTGTTATCAATGCTTTTTGAGCATTTACACGCGCGGCCACTTTTGCCGCATAATCTACACACAAGGGTGTGAATGTAGAAATCTCTTGTAAAGCTGCATCATAACTTGCGATTGATGTATTCCATGCAATAAGTGTAGATGTAGCTACAGCAAATGCAGATTCATATGTATTTGTAGTAATAGTTCCAGAGGATATATCTTGTACGGCAGTATCATATAATGCCTTTGTTGCCACGAATGCGGTGTCAGCGGGCATACGATAGAACCGTGATTTTGCTTGTTTATATAAATATTCACCCTCTTGAGATTGTATCTGAGAAACAAATGCCTGTGAATCATATAGACTTGTATCAGCAGCTGCACGAGTTTGAGCCCGTTTTTTTGTTTTATAAAGTGTATCATTAGCTGTATATGCAGTCTGGCTACTGACAAGCTGAGTATTCATTGTCTGAATCGCAGTAATAGAACTCTGTTTTGCAACTGTATAGGCTGCGATTTGAGAATCAATAGAGGTTAAAAATATCAAATATCCTTGTGCGCTACTAGTGTAGCTATTCACCTGATCTGCAAATGAAGCAGCCAGAAGTGTTTGAGAACTATATGTTAAATAGGCAACGGAAAGAGTAGACCGTTCTTGTTCAAGTTGCGTAGTATAAGAAAGAATCGTCGATTTTTGTTGTGCTTCAAGTGTAACAATCGAAGGCATCCCTTTCTGTGTAGAAAGAACCTGTGCATCGTATATAGCTGCTTGTTGTAAATAGGAGACTTGTGTTGATATAATAGAGTTTATATCCTCGTTCGCCGCTGCTGCAAGGCTACTATAGTTATTAATGGATGATGTGTATAAATCTGAAGATATACCAAGAGCAATAATAGCTTTCTCTTGCGCTTGCATCGATAAGCTACTTGCATATGTACCAAGTGATGAGAGTGCATTTACTGTGCTTGTGAGTTGCGTTTGTAGAGTATTTGCAAGAGCTTTATTTGCCATATCTTCAGCCGCACCTCCACCACGCATAGATTCAGGTAAAAGCGCAAGTGTATCCTGTAACTGTATGGAAAGATTAATATTATCTGCATTCAAATGACTGAGTGTCTGATACACGAGTGCACTTGATAGATTCATTGTAGCTACATCTAGCTCTATAGAAGCCTGATCTGTCTCGGCCTGCTTATTCAAGTAATCAATATTGATTGTAATGTATTCGTCATTATATCCCTGAAGCGTACTTGTCGCGACTGTATATTCATTGGTTGCAGTTTTAACTACATCGGTTAATGAATCTGATACAGCCATAGTTGATGTATAGATAGTGGAATACTTAATAAAATCTTTGTCTGCTTCTACTGAAACAGTACTTGCAGCATAAAAAATAGCTAAACTTGTATCATAGTCGGCCTGCTGTGCTGAAATCGCTGCAAGTGTAGAGATGCCTCCTTCATTCTGTGCAGCAATAAACGTGCTTGCCAGCTCATATTCAGATGTCATTGTGCTTATACTATTATTAATAAGTACTCCACTGATATCAGCCAGAGAGGTGATTGTTGATACAAATGTTGATGCATAGATCTCAGCATTTATTGAGCTTACAAGGTTTGTTGATGTGATTCTATATTCATTATCTGATATAGAAAATGCAAGAAGCGAAGCATCTAATGTTGATTGCCCAAGAGATGCTATTACTGTATCAGTTGAGAGCTGATTCTGCGAGTTTACAATATCTAAGTCATCTGCAACAAGTTCAATATCAACTCCGCTTATGGTTGAAAGTATTTGATTTGAGTATGTTGTTTTCTGTGCATCAGTTAATGTACTTATATATTCGGGTGTTAAAATAGAGTATTCATCTTGGTCTGTAGTCGCCATCTATCTATAGGCCCATATTTATTTTTAGGCCCCAATAGTATGAGAACTGATCAAGTTGGCAATCTGAGTATTTTTCTCATCCGTTGCAGATTTCATGAGTACATTATACAGAACAAGTAAAGTTGCATATTGATTTTTAAGAGTTATTTGAAGAGTTTGAAGAGCCTGTTTCGTTTCAAGAATAGCTGGGATATCAACCGGTGATGCAGTAAGTACACTTGTATTTGATAGTGTAGTATTAAGTGCAGTATACGATTCTTTTAATGCCTTGAGTGTATCTTTATTTATAGGAGGTTGTACAGATGGATCTTGTAGTGCAGTAACAAGTGATTCCATTGATGTACTGCCCCGCTTATACTTCTTAATATTTACAGTAATATCATTCTTTATTGTAGTCACAAAAGATGTAATAGAAGATTGCAATGCTTTGTTCATTTGTTTCATAAGATTATCCAATACTGTAAAGATTGATTGAACGATTGTTAATGTTGCGAGTATTTCTTGGTGTATACTAATATATGAGACGATTTCGGGCTTTATAGTATAATCGGGTGTTATAGCAAGATTAACAGTCGTTTTATATTCACTATCGAGCTTGTTTTTCTGCTGTGTAAGTGTTTCTTGTATATCAGTTGCCTTTCGTAACTCTATAATAAAGTCTTGATAGTTTGCATCATCCTTAATATACTGGGAATACGTGTCAGAAAAGAGTGTAACCCCAGCAATATAATGAAACATCTCTTGTATCTTTAAAGAGATATCTGAATATTGCTTCTTTATAGAATCTGCAATACGAATATTTACAGCCTCTATAAATGCATCTGATTTCTTTTTTAGTGTATTTATCTTATCATATAGAGTTAGTAGACTATCTTGTATTTCTTGTTGAATAGAAATAGATGCATAGGATTCGGTGTATTTAGTGAGAAACTCATTTACTGCCGTAAATGTCGCCGTGTATGTATCTTTAACGATTGTGTCATATAAATCTTGCGTATCATGATGTATGAACTGTTTTACATAATACCAGAAAAATAAGGGATATTTGTTTTGTTTAAGAGTATTAAGTAAATCTGGAGTTATAATCGATTCGGAACTTATATCAACTGCCAGCTTTAAATATGGGATTGTGTAGCCAATAAATACTTGTATAAAATCTTGATTACCTTTTTTCATTCTAGTTATGAGCTCAGGTATCTCTTTTGATTTCATAGACTCAAGACTTGTATATGTATTATTTGTTGTTTTATACAAAATGCGCAGTTTATCTAGGGCATCGCGAAGAGCATCGATAGTTTTTAAACCTGGAAGCGACTCATGTATAGATGTAACTGATTTCATATTCATGGCCAACTCCACATATATATCTTGAACAGTATTTTCTACATTGCGTACACCGACAGATTCTAACTGTTTTGAGATTGATTCACGTAGTGCATCACCTCTTCGTACAAACTCTGCAATGGAGTCAGTAATCTTCTTTATCTCTTGCTCAATCAGATTGATTTCCTTCATCTCATAAAAAAGATTTTCAATATAATCAATACTGGGTTTTAAGGAAGAAAACATTGACTCGATTTTAACAAGCTGTAACTTTGTTGTTTTATTTACAAGGCGGTACTGATCGTCTGTTTTTGCCAATGGATATGATTTTGTAATAGAATCATATATTGTTTTTTCTTCATTGAGATCTGAAGAAGCTGTCTGAAGACTTGCTATCTCCTTTGTAAGACGTGTACGTTGATCTTCAGATAAGAAGTTTTGAAAGATAGTTTCCTTTTGTCTATAGTCATTTAGTAAATCGTTTATATCTTTAAAGAAGGTGGTACATAGTTTACCATTCATATCTCCTTCTGCTTTCAAATCTGCCTTTGTCTGTAACTCATGTATATCAACAGTGCTAACCATTTTATAGGGCCGCGTTGTTTGAATAGTAGTAGATAAAATAAGAACAGTATACGTTTGGCCAGATTCTGTATATGTTGCATACATTCCTTGTACCGAAGGTTCGCCAGGAAGTTGTATCAGAGAGCCTGATATGTCAAGTATAGGATATCCATGTTCATTGCAAAAAACATATGTATCCATTTTTAGGGCGTAAGGAGAACGGAGAATATCTTTCTGGGAATAGATCGGTGTGAATCGTGTATATCCAGTATAACTCGGTCGCATAATAGCACCTGATAGATCGAAAGTGGCCCTGCCATTTATCTCAACCTGGGGTACAGAAAGAGTTTTCATATATCCATACATATCATACATAGGTGTACCATTCTCTGTAACTTGAATCGGCATTTGTGAAGCCGAATCAATCGATATATACAAACTATCAGACGGAAGAGGACTATCTTTTAGTGAATAGAATCCATAGAAAAAATCAGATTCTTCTATGTAGAAAAATACGGTCAAGGCAGAAGGCGTGATTACATATGGAATATAATCTTCTGTTGTAGGAATCTTTACAATCAATGGACTTTTGCTTTCTGCTTGATTATTATGAATAATGAAATAATCTCCCGTTTTGAGTGCACCTCGTGGAAGTACGATCCCAGGTGAATAGAGTTCCTTGGACGAACACGATAAAATACTGTTTTTATAGATTCGCGGAACAATCGAACCAAGCTCGACTGTGTGAATAACAGGCATGATATCTGGCGATAAATACTCCAGTTGAGTTTCTGTGAATGGAGATAACACTGTATAAAAGGTATTCAATGCATCCCCATACAGTTTAGATAGGATTGGTATTGCATATTCTTCATTAAGGAGTGCACCGCTTACATCCGTTTGTAAATAGGAAATACCCGTATAAAGTGTATCCGTTTCAATCACAGCACGAATATATTTCGTAGAGTTAATAGGTGTCATTAATGCGCGTAGTGTCGTAAGCAGTTCAGGCGATTGTTTTGAAGACATAAGATTTGTACAATAGGATGAAATCTCATCGGCCAGTTCATCGATTCTCTGAAAGAATGCATTCGCGGAGGTAAGTACGTGTTCAAAGAAAAATGTATATGCGTTTAACTCGTGGACTAGAATACCCTTCTTTTCAATAATGTTGCGAACGGATGTAGCAAGTTTTTCTTGTATTTCTTTATACTCTTTAAGTTTATCGATTGAAAAGATATTTATAAACTCGGTGTATGCAGGAGTCGCTGCATTTTTAGAATAATACTCAACTACTGATGCATAGGAAGTACCGATTGTTCTAACGCTTCTATTATATTGAATCTTGATACTATCAAATAATCCCATCAGAAGTTCAAGTTTATTAAGAGTTTGTATATAGAGAATACCTTCAACAGAGGCCGCTTTCTCATTTGAGAGTTGAATTGCAAATGAGATAGGATTAAGAACATTTGCCTTAAATGTATCAGTTAACTGCTGTTTTTCGGCATTTATCTTATGTTTTATCTCTCGTATTGCAACAAGTGTTTCTGTATTTTGTATGGCCCCGCCTGCTTGAATAGGTCTCCTTCTTTTTGCCTTATAGCTTCTGCCAGGCATTCTCCTATCACTAGTTTCGTATTTTTAGACCCCTCTTATAAAATAATGAAACCATTGGATTCATTATTTTATAAGTAAACGGCAAACTAATGCTTGGAGCGACGAGAACGCTTGGACCGCTTGGAGCGTGTCTTTCTAGCACCACCCGTCTTCAGGCACGCGGGGTTCATTGTACGCGCATCATATGGTATCTGCAGCATTGACGGCGAGCCCGTAGAGCCAACCCATGTGCTGGGCTGATTTCCATAGCCAGCAGTAGGTGCCGCATAGAAGGCGCTGTCGACACCGCCGACACCACCCGTCTGCGGGATAGGGGTTCTCGACGCCTCGCACGGGATACTAACAACAGGCGGAGGACCACCCATAGATAAGGCAGCTCCATTGCCGACAGGAGCCGATAAATCGAAGCTGTAGCGGCCTCCACGCTGCTTTCTAGAGCGAGCACCGCCCTTGAAACCCGGGAGGCCCAGGCTGCCCGTAGGCATTGAGACTGTGCCAAAACGGTCGACGGCCATGCAAGAGGATGTTGGAATAACTTCTGCAGAGTTGCCGAGGCCATCAACGATCGGGGCGCCAAACGTATAACTCTGTCCTAGGCCGCCACCGCCTTGGCGTCTACGGCGGCTACGGGTTTTTTTATTACTGCGGCGAGCCATTCTATCTAAGGCTAAGAAAAACGCGGTGTTAAGCAACTCCTACAATCTCATAGCCTCCAAACTCTGAGCGCCATCGTGCTGAAACCCAGACTCCATCCTTTTTATCCTTTGCCTCAGACTTCACCTGTTGACTGACAGCCATCTGTTGAATCGATGCACGGCTAATGGGGAGACCATCCTCTCCGAATAGATCATACACATCGGGTAGTTTATCAACAGCAAGCGCGCGTACCCGACGGAGCTGTTCTGTTGTAGGAACAGGAGCAGAAACAAGAGCAGAGGCAGGCGTTGCAGTCTTAACAATCGTATTCTTGGGGGCCTCCTCACGCACTGTATGTAGCTGAGCTCCATGATTGCGCCGACCATCATCGAGCATTACAATCATACGGCGTTTCCCCGGGGTGTCTGGAATAAACTCAAGACTCGCCACACCCTGAAACTCCTTCTTTACTGAAAACTCGTCCAGTGAAATGGGATTTGCAACCGTCGTTACAACAGCACCCATAAGACGCGCATCGGGAATCCAATGGTGCTTCACAAACTCATCCAGGCGCTCACGTCTCTGAGTAAATGACTGTGAATCCCACAACTTTTGACCACGCCACACCCACACATCCTCTAGACGAAGGCTGTGGCATACATCATCCAACGTTGCAATCATAATCGACCCGCCGCCCTCCGATACATGCCCGCTCACACGCATACGAAGTGTGGCACAAAACACACCGCTTCGCTTGTATTGTACATATACTGGCGGTTGACCGTTGAGAAATACAAGAAAGCCAGGATCTGCTCGCCCTTCGTTCGCAAGAACAAAGAATGTCCCCCGCTTCAACGGTCCCTCTGCCCTTGCAACATCCATACGATTCCGAATGATTGGATCCTGTAAGCAAGACTCCAAGAATGCGATCGTGCATTTTTGGAGCTTTGCTGGAGCGGGTTTCCTTCGAAGCGCATGTGTCTCTCTATGTCTATTATTCAGGCTGCCCTCGGATAGACCTTGGTTTTCCATCTTTCTAAATAGATATCGTGTAAATCCTTTAACCTCATTAAAAAGTCGCGAACTCATTTCCCTGCGTTAAATCATTCGCAAGAACACTTCCCATAAATGATCCGCCATTCTGAGCAAACTCGGGCGAGAAGTTACTAGCACCCCGCTGGCTTGATACACCGGATGCGGTATTCATCGTCGTCGCCACATTTTCCACTCCGGGGCCGAAGGATAACTCGGGATGACGCATAGTGTCTGAAATAGGAACTTCCGTATTTGTATGGTCATAGGGATCCCGTGCAGTTGCCTCCGGAGAACGGACGCGGCCTTGGCGAGGGGCCTCAGCATTCGGGGCGGCAGGGCCACCGGGTGATACAACTCTCGGCTCTTCATCACTCACATCCTGCTGAATAGTCGGGGCTATCGCTGGTCCAGAAGCTCCATTCAAGGGTGGCCCCTGTTGAAACCCCTCCTTCAGAATACCCTGTGACTCTTGTCTGAGAACACCGGGTTGGTCTGTATTTTGAATCGGAACCATGGGTGAAGGCTTTGTAAGTTCAGGCAGAACCCATCGCTTACCAGGCATGTAGGCCTTGGCAATCAGATAAGCAATGTAAACAAACACTGCAATAGCGAGGGGCAGCAGTATAGAATCAAACATCTGGTGCTATTGGCGAAAAAACTTAAAGCTAAAAAACCTATTCGTTAGTAGATGCCGATGAATGAGCAACAGTTTGAATCGCTGCTAAAGGTTGTGTCTGACGCATTTGTTGATGCAAAGAAGGACGGGAAGATTGACGCCGGTGATATGATCCGTGTTGGCCTGTTGGCTGCCGGGAAGGTTGGCGTCCTGAAGAATCTGACTGTGGCCGAGAAGAAGGCTGTTGTCCTTCAGTTACTTGAGAAGGGACTAAAGAGTTTAGGCCCGAAGCCGCTTGGCCTTGATGAGACGATCTCTGCCGAGGTTGAGAAGCAGCTGATGACGGCCGCTGGTGCTGCGGTTGATGTTGCACTGGCTTCGCTGAAGGCACGTTCCCTGTTTTCCTACCAACTCTGTTGTGTTGGCCCGGCGGATGTAGATGTTGCTGCTTTCGCTCCTGTTGTTCCTGCTGTTGCCGTTGTCGCGAAGGTCCTTGATGTCTCTGGAGCGGTTGTTGCGATTGCGAAAGCGCTTGATGTGTCTGGTTCTGTTGTTGCGAAAGCGCTTGATGTGTCTGGAGTGGTTGTTGATGTATCTGGAGTGGTTGTTCAACCCGCTGCCACCCCGTCAGTCGATTCTCAGAAGGAGAAAACAGGTACTCCTGTACCGACACAGCCTCCAGTGGAACCCAGTCCTGAGGCATCAACTGCAGATGCTCCTCAATCGACTGAGAACCCTCCCGCGTAAGGATACGCCAGCACTTCCATTCATCTCCGTAGAGTTCGCCTACGTAGTCTCCGAAATCGTAGATAAAAAGCGGGATACCATCTGAAATGGGCTCATGGGATGGTGTCCACGTGCGAATCATTCTTACATATGAGTCGTTATATCTCTTTGGGCCTTCATATCAATGCCAATAAAATTGGCAGGCTCAAAGACATCCTTATGAAGTACAGTAAAATGCCCCCTATCCAGTCGGTCCTTCTTACACAAAAGGCTGAAGTCAAGTCAGTCAAGCTTCCTCTTGACTCAAGCGGAAAGTTGGGTGCAGCTCAGATTCAGACGATTCTCAAGAAGAAGGTTACACCTGAGATGATTGGATCCTACAGATACAAGGGCACATTCCTCTTTCTCTTTGGATTCTCAGACGGAAAGGCGGGCACGGAAAATAAGCACGAGCTGCCTCCACCACTTGACTCAACCCTCTATTTCGGAGACATTCTGGTTGTAGCCTCAAAGGATGAGTCCAGTTACAGTAAGCCGGTAGCTTTCAAGGTTGAGGACTATGAGACCTTTTATACAAAGATGTTCGGCGGTTTTGATGAACTAGAGAGTGATGAGGAGATGGAGGACACCCTTGATACTGAAGTGGAAGCTGAGGTAGATGGTGATGCTGATGCTAATGAGATTGTGGGTGCCGTCGAGGAAGATGACAAGGATGAAGATGAGGAGGATGAAGATGAGGATGAAGATGAGGCTGAAGCCGGGGCGGAAGTAGAGGCAGAGGTGGAGGCGGAGGCTGAAGTGGAAGTTGTAAAGCCGCGTAAGAAGCAATCTGTGAAGGCGGCAGCTGCGGCAAAGAAGGCAGGTCAGCAGCTATTCCTCTCAACAACTCCCGGAAATGCGTACCCCGGATTCCTTCACTTGAATCTCAATGAATATCTGCAGAAGGAGACGGCAATCAAGCTCAGTGCTGACCAAGAGAGACAGGCTGTGGTTAAATCGCTAACAAATCTGTTCAAGACGACGTTAACTCCGCAGCAAGTACTCGAGCTTGAACAGGCGATTTACAATGGGGCGATTCGTGAAGCCGAGCGGCTCCATGTGGATAAGACGTGGGCATACCCTCCCTTCGTAAACCTCTACCGTATCCATGCTCGCCATATTGCCTCCAACTTTCACCCCGATTCGTATGTAAAGAATAATGAGCTCTTTACTCGATTCCGTGCAGGCGAAGTTACGATGAGTGATATTGGAAAGATGGATACATATGAACTGTTTCACAGCCGTTGGAAGGATTCATTTGACCAGCAGCAGGTACGGGAGAAGCGACAGCTTGAGGGCAACAAGTCAATGGCGACTGACCAGTTCCTCTGTGGCCGCTGCCACAAGCGGGAGTGCACGTATTATGAGATGCAGACGAGGTCGGCAGATGAGCCGATGACAATCTTCATCACGTGCCTGAACTGCGGAAAACACTGGAGACAGTAATCTGTAGAGTAAGAAAATGAGTGAAGTTTCTACTCCGGCTATCCAGAGTCCAGCGCTTCCTCCAAGTGTTTTTACGGTTCTTGGAAAGGAATCATCATCTCCGCTTCTTATGATTGAGCGCGTATGGGATACATTTTCACAGAAGGGTGTTCGTACTGTTTTTCTTTCTATAGGAAACAGCAGCTCTGCACTGGGTGATTTAGAGCTAGCCGAGAGTCTTGGCTGCCCGATTAACTGTGTGCCCCTGGGTGCGCAGCAGCTTGAGGAATGGAAGGAACTCGCCAGCATTCTAAAGGAAAGAAAGCGGACTGAGACCGCAAAGTTCTCCTTTACGGATGGAGCTCAAGGCAAGTGGGTTCTTCCTAAGAATATCCGTATACATGAATCAATGCCTTGGTGGTGTCCTGGCTCGATAGAGGTTGACGGGATGTCACTGAAGACTGAACCCGTGGCAAACTTCGCGGAGAGAATCTGCAAAGATATGAAGATAAAGGATAACGATGTGCGCATCGATATTTTAAAGGTTGATGTAAATGGTCTAGAGAAAGCCTGTATTTCTTCGATTCTGGATGCCGGATTCCGACCGGCGGTTATCGTTGTAAACTGGGGAAAGATGCCCGATACAGATTTCTCAACTACACTTGCCGCAGGCCATCTCCAGAATAGCGGATACAAGTTGATAAAAAAGATAGGAAGACAGTTCCTTTATTATTTTACAAACAATGACATGTATCAGCTTTGCAGTTGGGAGGTCGAAGGTGTTGCAAATCCACTTGTTAATGAACTCGTAGAGTCTATAAAAGAGCAGATTCTTTCTCCGACAAAGGTAGAGGTGGATGGAAACACAAAAACAAATCTCTCCACTTGCTGAAAAGCGTATGCTCTTCTTTAACTTAAAGAAACAGATGATTGGACGTCGTGCTTATTCTGACTCCGTTCGTGGAAGCGTATATAAAATACGTGAGCAGATTCGCCAACCATTAGTTACCATCCAACCTCCTAGATTTGATCAAGCCTATATTGATCGTGTTACCTTTGAAATATCTGCCTGTTAACATGGCTCTAAATTTGAATGATTCTGTTGACTGATTCTCCAGTATGTCCTTTAAGAAGACAGCCAGTTCCGAGCTTGAGATTGAGCTCCAGAAGGTTGCTTCCCAGCATGGATTCTGTCCGAAAGTCCTTTCTTCAGAAGGTCTTGTATTTGAGATGGAGGCAATCGATGAGCCGTGCTTAGCTGAGAAGTATGGCGAGAATCCCACTGATATACCTCCGTGGATTTGGAATGAAATCATTTGCATTCTTACAGTCTTGTATGAATGCGAAGGAATCGAGTATGTAGATATTACTCCCTACAACTTTATTGAAAAAGATGGAAAAGTCTGGATTATTGATTTCGGGCATGCATATTATACAAAATCGCCAAATCAACCCCAGAACTGGTTTCTGCATGAGATTCTTGATGGTGAACTTGGATGGAATCCGGATTTCAAGTAACTCACAGAATCATCAAATCTGACAGCCGCCAATACTCAAAGGTTCCATCCGGCATTGGGCGCTTGATAATGAAAGGGAGCCGACGCTGCTCAAGCTCCAGCTTCGCAATCTCTAGACACTCTGTCACATGGTCTGGAACTGCAACGTAAGGCCGCGCCCCCTGTGCCAGCTGATTCGTGCGAAAGCCGAGGACCTTTGTTTGCTCAAACACGGTTAAGAATGGCTGGCTTGTGTGGTTGTCATCCTTTCCTCCAACAGACTGGAGAGGGATTTTTGCAGTGATTGTTTCAGCATAGTCAAGGATTGTCTCCGGGTGATACTTATATAGACTCTCATACGGATCGGTCGCCACGGCATCACCCTCCTCGCCAATCTCCTCATCCTGAAACTCCTCCTCATCCGGTACAAAATCTTCGTCGGCCATTTGATATAAATCTCTACCCTTTCACGTGTTTTAATTTTAGGTACCGCTTGAAAATTGAGGGCTTATGGACAACTGAATATAGTATAGTATAATGGCTTCAAATGATGTGGTTGTCAGTGTAGATGGCGTGGTGTCACCTTCCGAGGTGAAGGTGTACACCTCCTTTGATGATATGAGTATTCCTACCAATGTTCTGCGGGGAGTCTACTCCTGTGGTTTTGAGAAGCCCTCGCCGATTCAGACAAAGGGTATTGTGCCGATTCGTGAGGGCCGCGATATCCTGGCTCAGGCCCAGTCAGGCACGGGAAAGACGGGAACTTTCACGATTGGCTCTCTCTGCCGGATTGACCCCGAGCTGAAGAAGACACAGGTACTCGTTCTCGTACCTGTCCGTGAGCTGGCTCAGCAGATTGAGACAGTTGCAAAGACTCTCAGTGCGCATATGGGCATTAATGTCTACGCTGCAGTGGGCGGAACTCCTCTGCGCGAGGATATCCGCGCAATTGAGAAGGGTGTTCAGTTCCTTATTGGAACTCCTGGCCGTATTTATGATTTGATGAACCGTCGCGTGCTTCCGCGTGACTATATTAAGGTGCTCGTAATGGACGAGGCCGACCAGATGCTTGAGGACCTGTTCAAGGAGCAGGTCATGTGCATTCTGGGCATGGGCTTCCCTTCGACTACACAGGTTGCCCTCTTCTCTGCCACGATGCCGCAGGAGGTTGTTGATGTGGCGAACAGCCTTCTCCGTGATCCGGTGCGCATCCTTGTGCCGCCCGAGGAGGTGACTCTCGAGGGTATCAAGCAGTATTGCGTCCTTGTGAACAAGGAGGAGTGGAAGTACGATGTTCTCTGCGATCTCTATCAGCAGCTGAATATCAATCAGGCGCTCATTTACTGTAATAAGCGCCAGAAGGCTGAGCATCTGGCTGAGAAGATGGGGACGCAGGGATTTCCTCTCTCTTGCATCCACGGTGAGATGGATGTTGAGGAGCGCCGCCGCCGTATGAAGGAGTTCCGCCAGGGCAATCTCCGTGTTCTGATTAGCACGGACCTACTCGCCCGTGGTATTGATGTGCAGCAGGTCAGTCTAGTCATCAACTATGAGCTCCCGAGTCAGCGCGAGAACTATATCCACCGTATTGGCCGCTCTGGCCGCTTTGGCCGCAAGGGTGTCGCGATTAATCTTATTTCACCGGATGAAGTAAATAATCTAAAGGAGATTGAGTCGCACTATTCAACAAAGATTAGTGAGCTTCCGTCGGACCTGTCGACGATTATTCTGTAACATTGTGTGTCAACTCACGCATATCACGACGGCACACAGGACATCTAATATGCTGAGATAGCCATCTATCAATGCATGTCTTATGAAACGTGTGATTACAGGGTCCATTAAGACGACGAATCACTTCGCTCACGCGGATTTCTTCTTGACAAATAGCACAAGGGCCAGCAGCCTCTTCTGCTATTTTTTGCTCGGAAACTGCAGTAATAAGTTCAGGAGATGCATTAACAATAACATTTTCAAAGGGTTGTCCGAGAGGTGGAGATGGTGGAATACCAAATAGTGAAGTCAGAACACTTTGCATAACGGCATTGACTGCTGGCTCTTCATATGCCATTGCGACGTCGCGCTGAGGTGACCTTGCTCTTCGTATTCTTCTTGCACCAGGCATCACATAAATAGGGTCACCTATTACTGCAGTAGATGCCCGATGTTGCTGAGAAAGACGAGTATATGTATCTCCATGGTAACGGGCCTGTCGGCCTACATATCTCAAGACGTCTGCAACGGTCGAAAACCGCTCGGGTTCGTACAAAAGAGCGGGGAATATTGTATGAAGATCGTTTAAGAGCGCGTTCCCATACACGTTCTCGGAGGGCATTGCTTGCTGCTAAATTTGAAGCGACACATTTTAAGGCCGGCACAGTAGTCAAAATGTCAGAGCAAAAGAGTCCATCGACAGCGATGGGCGGGCTCGTAAATATGGGCCTGACATGTTATGCAAATGCGGTTATTCAGGCACTGCGTCACTGCCGAAAAATCCCGTGGATTTTCGAGGAGGGCCGCTATGATACTCTCTTTAAGAAGGAGGCCAATGATAAGCGCACCAGACATCAGGTGCTCACAAAGGCTCTTGCCGATGTGATTCAGAAGATTGGCCTGTGCCAGAAGGGGCAGAGTGTTCGACCGGGCGAGTTCTGGCTTCGCCTCAAGCCGTGTGTAGATGACACCTGTTATGAGCATTTCGCAACAAAGGCTCCCCACGATGCACATGAGTTCTTGATGTTTCTGCTTGATACGGTGCATGAGGCAACTGCGCAGGAGGTTGAGATGCGCATTACTCGTGCCGCAGCAAAGACAATGGAAGAGGGTCTTGTTCACTCCGCTCTTGATGCATGGCGTAAGGAGTTCTCAAAGACGTATAGTCCATTTGTTGACCTCTTCTTTGGGAGTTACCATATTACAATGAGCTGTCAGGCATGTGGTCACGTTTCGCACAGATGGGAGACATTTAATGCGCTAAAGGGTGCAATCCCTACATCAAGCGAGCCCTATTCTATCCTTCAGGCTCTAGAGGAGGAGTGGAAGTCAGAGACGATTGAGGGCTATGCATGCGATAAGTGTTCGCCGACACGTACAACTGCAGTGCGCGCCTTCAAGCTGTGGCGCCTTCCTCAGTATCTGACCATCGTGATTAAGAGGTTTACACCGGACGGCCGAAAGATTCGTACACGTATCTCTCCAATGTCTTCGCTTTCGCTTGATTCGTACTTCTCCCCATTCACTCCGGAGAAGATGGGTGTGACTGATTATTCCCTTCGCTCGATTGTCGACCACCATGGTGGTGCAGGAGGTGGTCATTATACTGCACAGTGTAAGCATCTGACTGATAACAACTGGTTTCTCTATGATGATGAGGGAGTACATCCACTGCAGGCACCCCATTTTGGTGAATCGACATATGTTCTGATCTTTGATAGAGTTACCGGTGATGCTAAGAAATAACGAAGCTCGGAGAGCTTCCTTATTGCAGAGCCTATCACGCCGTTACTCAATCTCATTCGGCCGCCCCAGTTTAACGAGACATACTCTGTAAATACGTATCAGCTTGTCCAATTCACCAATCCCAAGAGTAGCATATCCTTTTTTGTAAGAGCGCCATAGTATCAAACAACCCTTGATGCATGCACCATAGTCTCCGTGAGCAAAACTACTTGAAATAAAGAGGTGTATGGGTGAATCAGGGCGCTCTTTAACCCATACATAGTTACGTATCATCTCCTTGTAATCTCCGTAATAGAACTCAAAGATTTCGGGCTCTTTGAAATATACTGCACTAAAGAGCTGCTCATCGGCGTGACCATATCCTTGGTTAAGATACCACATAAATGACTCCTCTATCAGGTCACAAAATCTTGCCATATACATTGCATTTCCAGTGAAGAATCCACTACACATTGAGCAGAGACCACCATAGCGATAATACTCTGCAGGATTTTCAACAAGCCATCTCGGGCGATAATTAATGTAGCAAGTGGAGAACTTGTCACGGCCTTGTAAAAATACATTATCTAACTCGATAAGATTTGTATATCCCATTCGCTCGATACAAATATTAAGCCATGCAAAATGCGTGGAGCCAAACGGATTTTCGCTGATTGTCTTCTTTAACATTGCATACCGAGCCATACACATAAGATAATAGGATGCAGTATTTCTCTCGTCAAATCTATACGGGTTTGTTATGCGATTTTTAATAATAATATCTCTAAACTTTGTTAATGGAAACTCTTCAAAACTCATTGTCACATATTTTGTTTTATCAGCCAGAAATGCAGGGCGCATTCCACGAAGAACTGCCTCGTTTTCAGGTTCACAGAAAACAACAAGGTTTTGATCAAGACTGAGTGTTGACTTTGCCGACTGTAAGTAATGTTCAAGAGGACGTTCCTTAATACCGGGCGATGCATCGGGCATCTTTGTCAGGTCAAAGTATGCAGTCACGACTGTCCAGTTTGTCGGCACAGTACGGGCCGGCCACATTTCCGATGGTGTAAACCGAATAATACCTGTTCCAGACCAATGACCCATCTCTGTAACATCAATCTTATGCTCACTAGGAATCTTATACCAAAAGTTATCTCTCATCTCCTTAAAATACCAAATATCATCCGTTACAATAAAACCTTGATAGTTCTTATCGCGTAACCATTGATAAAACTCCAACTCGCGTGTTCCTTCATGCGGATCAATATCCATAAAAATAAATGCAGACTCCAAAATAATACTTTCCCATCTATCACGCGTAGATGGATCCCATAAATTTTCTATATGATAGTTAATCTTATCAACTTGGGGTAAAGGATAAAGATGCTGAATATCGAAAGAATAAATTGTATTTGTCGGATTGTAAGAAAGTGCTAGGGACGATGCACCTTTATGCGTACCAATATCAAGAATAATCCGATTTGAAAACTGGAATGAGAGATATGCCAAAAGTTTATAGTGTTCTCTTCCAGCTACATTTTTGAACTCACTCCAAGTAATCTCAGTCGATACATGTCTCCCCATATAATGAGATAAATCTATCGCTTGTACTTCATTCAGACTTATCATTTCTTTACATAAAGATTACACCCTGCTTAAGCCATTAAATCGTGGATGAAAACCCCTCGATAACTCCATTCTTCAGATACATAATCTGCACCGGGCCAAACATACCATTACCTTCCGAAATACGGAAATGAACGTGCGGCTCAATCGTTCCCATCGGAACTGTGTAAGGCTGGGGAGGGCCACGGAATCGCAGGAGCGCCTTCCCTCTATCATCTGCAACAGCTACACCTGAGTTTTCATATCCATTGTACGCAACATCCCATGATTTAATAGTCTTACCCTGATTCGGATCGGGTTCAGCGGCCCAGAATAGCACTTTCGCACCGGGACGCGTTGTAATCGTTACAGATTGATTTGCACCCTGTGGTGTCTTGGCCATCAGGGCTCCATCGGGAATAAGTGTATCTCCAAGAAATGGAAGATAGACATCGCGGCGGAACATAAGCGCAAGTGTAGCCAGGCCAACGAGGCCATAGATCCAACGCACAACCCGGAATCCTAGGAAGCTACGCAGATGGTCTGAGCCAGTGACCGCAACGGCGAGCCAGTTGAGACCTCCGATAAAAACAAGGGCAGTTACAATCATGTAGAACTTTTTCGTAAGATATAGCGTGGTCGGGTCCATTCCTTTCTTTTCTATACAAAGAAAAAATGAGTGCATGTGCTCTCCGTCGTTGGGGGCCTGGAACTCCGTGCACACGACCTGCGGATACCCCTGCAAGTAAGGAAATGGCTGCGGCGCTAGCAAAAATGCAGGCGGAACGGGATCTGCAGGATAAGATGTGGGAACAGCCGCTAAAAGGAGATCTACTAGTAGATGGATCTACTAAATCTACAGCGCGAAATGGCATTAAAAAGGGCGCAGATTGAAAGGGAACTTGGCATTGGGTTAAAGTCGAAGTCCAAATCCAAATCCAAATCCAAGTCCAAAAGATCGCGTTCCGCCTTGCAGAAAGAACGGGAAGAGGCTCTGCAGGCGGAGAGAAATGCTGAAGCCGCGGCATATGCTGCTCTTCCAAAGAACCTGAGTGGAACACGGCGTATCCGCCGCCGTGCGGGAGCAAATGCTAGACTCTCTGGAAATCCTAATCTTTTACCTGGAGCTCCGCTTCGTCGCGTCCAAGGCAGTATTGTTCACGCGAGGAATCTACCTCTCAGACGTTCTCGCCGTATTAAAAAAGAGAAGGCTGAATAGTTAAATAATGTCAGCCTGCGATTTCTATTTTGGCAAGGTGTTTGCACACTTAGCCGCCGCCCTCGCCGTTTCCGCTGCGTCTGCGGAGTATTCAAGTGCGGGTGATTATCTAGAGACCGGTTCAAAGCTACTAAACTTCATCGTTGAACTCGGTATTCTTCTTGTTCTTATCTGGGGTATCTTTGTAACCGCACCCGGCAGCCCTCTAAAGTATGTGCTGTTTGCCACGTTTGCATTCTATCTTGGCCAGGTTCTCAAGCCCCTGTTCAAACAACTGCAGGCAAAAGATAAGCTAACGCGGGTTCTTGTTATGACGTCGGGCGTCTTTGTGGGTATGATGGCTATCGGATTCTATGACAAGCAGAATATTCTTGGATTCGGACCCTATCTAATGGCCGGCCTCATCGGACTCATCTTTGCGCGACTCCTTGTAGGCGCGCTTGGAACACCGGCTGAACAAAAGGCGGGCAACTCTTTCATGGATGTTATCGGTGTAGCTCTCTTCGCAGTCTTTACTGCATATGATGTGCAGGTTCTGAAACAGGGGTCCAAGTTCTGCAAGATGCTAAATAAGAAAGGAATAAAGCCCGACTACCCGCGTGATAGTCTTGGCTTGTATCTGGATTTTATCAATCTCTTCACAAATATGGGCGATCTTTCTAACTGACATATAGAATGAAGCACTATCACATATTTTTCTTTATACTAAAAATAATCATAACGATTCACATCGCTTTGATTGTTTTTAAGATTTTACCAGCAGATAGTCCATTGACTTTGATTGATGAATCCTTTTTTAAGATATGTATTGGGTCATTTCTGGGTCTCTATTTTTTAGTATCACCCGATACAGGACTCGACTTTGGTGACCGTATTATTATTTCAATCGCCGGCTTTGTAATCTTGGCGGATGTTGATTGGATGGGGCTTTATCGCCTCATGTATACAGGTGCGAAATCGATGCATCCACTGACTCCTTCTTCTTAAGGAAGAGGTCAATATGATTCTTCTTTAGCACAAACGGCAGCTGGAAGTTAGGGATGTGGAATGGCAGTTCCTTGGTGTTGAACATGCGGAGCATGTTAACCTTCTGGGTAATCTGCTCCATGCAGCGCTTCAGCTCGCGGACACCCTTCTCCTCCTTCGCATACTCCTCGAGGATGTACTCCAGGACCTCGCGACTGACGCCAACCTTCTCATCCAGATGGACCTCCTTGAGTGCTGTGGGCAGCAGGAAGTTCTCCGCAATGGCAATCTTATCCGCCTTCGAGTATCCCTGCAGCTGCAGAACCACCATGCGGTCCAGAAGAACGCGGTCAATCTTCTCCAGGTTATTTGCGGAGAAGGTAAACATTACCTTACTGAGGTCAAGAGGCACACCCGTGAGATACTTGTCCTCGAACTCGCCGTTCTGTACAGGGTCCGTGAGGTGCACGAGCAGATTCTGGATCTCCTCGCCCCTCGCCGTCGTGCTGATCTTGTCAATCTCATCAAACATCAGAATCATGGACATGCTCTTAGCTGAGATGAGCGAGTTGACAATCTTACCACAGTGGCTGCCTTCATAGACAAGCTGATGGCCCGTGTAGGTGCTCGCATCCGAGTCGCCGCCGAGAGAGATAAACTGGAACGGCCAGTTCAGCGCCTTAGCAATACCATTCTTGATCAGGCTCGTCTTACCAATGCCGGGCGGTCCCGTGAGCAGAAGAGACATGCCACGTGCATCCGGATTCGCAATCTTGCTCGCAATGAACTGGAGCACCTGCAGCTTCGCCTCCTCCTGACCATAGATTGCCTCTCCAAGGCACTTGCGGGCACGCTCCATGAAGACACCGCACGTGTCGGGACCGTCACCCACCTTTACAGGAATCTCCTTGTAGATACCGAGGGGAAGCGATGTCATCTTCTCTAGCCAGGCGCGGTGCTTGAAGTACTCGCCGGCACCAGGGTCCATCGTCTGGAGCGAGTTGTACTTGGAGAGAACCATTGCCTGCGTCTCAGGCGGCATCTTCATGGAGAGAATCTTGAACATGAGGCTCTGCTGCTCGGTAGTTGTCTTGCGCTCCAGAACATTGATGAGCTCGGCCTGCTTTTCAACTGAGAGGCGCTTGAACTCGTCAATCTGGTCATCAATGCCACCCTCATTGACTGGCTCCGTGACAAGCTTCACGAACTTCTTGACGATATCAGACTCCTTCTTCATGTTGTGACGCTTAGGAATCATGCGGTCATCCTCCTCCTCGCCGAAGGAACCGATGGTGAGAGTGATTCCAGGGCGGTCATCCTCCTCTTCCTCCTCATCCTCCTCATCCTCCTCTTCCTCTTCCTCTTCCTCTTCCTCTTCCTCTTCCTCCTCAGACTCCTCAATCACAGGCTTCTTCTTGGACTTTGACTTGGGTGCAGGCTTCTCCTCCTCTTCCTCCTCATCCTCAGACTCAACCTTCTTTGTCTTCTTAGCCAGTGACTTCACAGGCTTCTTAGGGGCAAACTTCTTCGAAATCTTCTCCCGTGCAGCAACTGCGGCCTTCCGAGCATAGCGGCGAATAGCCGTCCGCTGCTCAGGCGTCAGGTGAGAACTGTCACTCGGCGTCTCATCATCCGTCTGAAATGACTCGTCCTCGGAATCATCAATCTCATCTTCGGAATCGACGATGAGACCACGGATGTTTCCGCGGCTATCTACGCTGTCATCGTCATTTGCACCAGCGCCACCCTTCTTCTTTGAAGGACCCTTCTTTCCCGGGACCTCCTTCTTGGGCTGAGTGGCGTTCTTGGGCATCCTACGAAGGTTATTGTTTTTCATATTAGGCATCTTTCCGAACTATACAAAAAAGTTTGGGGCGGTCGAGCTCAATTTTGCCACCTACCGGTGACGCTTTAAGTTAAGGAAGGCCAAAAGGCCTTCCTTAACTTTAACACACGACGTTACTTGCCTTGCAGAATATCATATATATCCATCAAGATGAAGCTAGACTTGTTCGTCAAACTAGGATAGTTCTCTTTATTCTCCGTAAACTCTGTGTAGTATCCCTTTGATATATCTAAGATACTTGCACGTGCCTTCACGCGATTCGGTCCCTCGATACCAGACTTCTTTTTAAGAACCCGTGCCATCCGTAGAAGGCAGTCGAAATATTCATCTACAAGAGATTTCTTATCCTGCTGCATACCATATATTTGAATGAGTCCAAAGATCTTTCGGAACGTCTGCTCCGTGTTCTTCAGTTCAAGAATATCGAGAGCCACGAGCTCTGATAGAAACTGACTGTAGCCCTGGCGGTATCTCTTTTCTCTATTCTTGGCAACAAATGCATTATAGTCCTTTGAGTCAGCAGGAACCTCGACAATGTCATCGAATATATCAATATAGTTTTCCTGCAGCTTGTGCATCTCATCCAGAATCACCTTATATCTCTGAGAAATCTCTGAAAGGAGCTTGGCATACAGGGCGCAGTAACTCTCCTCCGATGCAGCCTTCTTGAAAACGAGCTGCATAAAGTCGCGAACCATCTGAGTGAGATTTGCATCCCCAGACCCAAGAATCTGATACAGAAACTCGCGAATCTCATTGTAGGTCGAAGGGCTGAACTTGTTCAACTTGGAAAGAATGATATTATTTAGAATCTTCTCTTCAACTGGCTGCAGAGAGTTCTTAAACTGGCTCTGGTATTTTACAGGTGCGCCAGTTGAAACAGGGGCATCACCATTCCCCTTTAAAGGGGCCCTCGGCATGGTGTTGATGGGGCGACCATTACCACGGTAGTTGGAAGGTCCCGATGATTGGAATCGTCCAACTGTCGGACTGGATGGGCCAGGTCCCCGTCTCCAATCATCCGCCCGCCCACCCTGAAGTTCGCATAAGTCTTTCAGGCCCGCGATAACTCCACAAATAGCCGAAGATGGTCTGGCGACTTCCATTGTTAACAGAGGTTGGAACATACCAACTCCGGTTACAACCGAGTTCATCCTATACTTATTCTTATTCTTTCTTCCTTAAGCAAGTCCTCTTAAATTTTCTAACGGCGTGGCTCTTATGCGTTACCATTAATGAAAGAAAGCCTCATCTTTATGTATGAGCTTACCCAAACCGTTTAGAGCAGGCTTTCACCTTTTAGATGATGCAAATCTCACTGATATTTCGGAAGTACTTGGCTGTAAGTTAAAGAACTCGGGTGCAGAGTTGCGTCGGATGCTCGCATTCGGTATTAATACAAAGCAATCAACAATCGACAAACGCCGCGAAATCTGTATGAAGTTGAGAGCTGCTGCTATTGATATTCCGTGGGAGGAGATCGCGAGTCTCGAAAAAGACATTTCATCTTTCTTCAAATCGATTTCATCCGAGACAGATGAAATCCAGAGTAACTCGTTTGCTCAACTCTCTTTTCAAGGAGAACACCTCCGCTGCTTGAATCACATACCGTATGCCATGCACGGTATGTCTATTTTTAAGATATGGGCTGTGCCACTCATGACGATTCTTGTGCCTCTAATGGCCTGGATGATGCCGTATCTATTGATGAAGTTTATCTACAAGCTGCCGATTTCAAGCGACCAATACAGCGTCATTATGAAGTTCCTCTGGTCTGGAGAAATGATTCCACCCTATGGAAATCCATTTGAAAAGGCACCGAGTTTAATGACCCCGCGATCGATTGCACAGGGTCTCATCTTTGCCTTTTCATTTGCTCAAAGTATTTACCAACCACTCCAGAATGCCTATTATCTCTATAAAATGGATGCAGTTATGTATGGAATAGGAGAGAAGGTTCTTCTTCTCCGTAAGCATTTTGATGCCCTTCGTCGTATTACCATTTCTCTTAAACTTCCGATAACCTTTACGGATTCATTCGACGATATTGATACGACAGATCCTCGCCGCGCATTCATTCTTCTTCACGAACAACCTGAACGTCTCCGTATGATTCAACAGTCGCTGTCGCGGTTTGAGGTGTATGATCGAATCGCCATGTGGTCGACTCTAAATCCGGCACGTTTTATTAATGACGAGGCCCCTTCTCTGAAGTTGACTGGCGCAGTCGATATTTCTCTCAAGACACCGGTTGCCTCATCAGTGGAGCTCGGAGGTAAGTCGGCCCATGCGATTATTACAGGTCCCAATGGTGGCGGCAAGTCATCCTTTATGCGTGCCGTTCTACAGAATGTTCTGTTTGCTCATACATTTGGAATGGCCCCGTCGGCATCTCTTGAGATGACACCTCTGAAGTGGATTGCATCCGGTCTTCGTCTCCGCGATTCACCTGGCGTGTATTCTATGTTCGAAACGGAGGTTCTCTTTGCGAGTGCATCTCTTCGAAAGAATCAGCCAGGCATTGTTCTATTCGACGAGCTCTTCCACAGCACGAATCCCCCTGATGGAGCGCGCACCGCACAAGAGTTTCTGACGCAGCTATGGGAGAGAAAGGCCACACTTAGTATTATCAGCACGCACGTCTTTCCTTTAGTGGAGGCTGCACCCAAGTCCGTGCAACGTATCTGTTGCCAGGCATCGGTAGACGAAAATGAAGAAATCTTTTATTCCTATCAGGTTCAGCCCGGCGTATGTCGTGTGAGCAGCGTAAAGAAGGTCTGGCAGCGATTTCATTTGACGCAAACGAAACAATCAAAAAGAAAACCGCGGGAATCCCTCTCCGACCAAGTTCTCTTAACTGAAAAGAAATGAGCGGCATTCAAGAAACTCTGGTTGTAGCAGTCTTTCTGGCGGTTCTGTTCGGCGCTGTATCATTTTATCTGTATTCTCGCCTGTCGTATTCTGAGAAGCGTGTGAGTTTAATGGAGAGCATGCTGATGGATATCAAGATGGCGATTGAGTCATCCGAACATGTTCATGAACACTCTTTACCGTTAGTTCCTCCGCTGCCGCCGACGGCCCTGTTCACTCCGCCTGCTCCCCTGGAGAAGGAGGATGTTGAGGCTGTCCCCGAGGAGGCATTCTATACCTCCGTGCTCGCTGCCACGGAGGTTCAGGAGACTGAGGTTGAAGAGGAGCTGGCTAAGCAGCTGGAGGCTCAAGAGACGATTGTACCGAAGGTTGTCAAGGTCGCCCCGAACTACGATGCCATGAAGAAGGAGGAGCTCCTGAAGCTCGCTGAGCAGCGTGGTCTCCGTGTCCGCAAGACTTCCGGTAAGGGCGAGATAATCACCCTGCTGCGCAAGAATGACACGAATAATACTACAGCGTCATCATCAGGAACGGAGAATGCTTCCGAGCCTGTGGAAAGCATGCTTGCCTCTCCTACAGATGCTTCTGCCGGTTTTCCACTGGATATGGAGCAAGATGGAATCGAGTCGGCGTAAGATATTATATTCTATAGTATTTCCAGTCTCTGAACAGGTAACGCAACTATGGACTCAAAACTCTTCAGACTCCCGACACAACCCAACTTCTACGCCGCCATCGACAGCGCAAACCCCTTCAATACCGAGCAAAAAGCAAAGCGTTCTGAACTCCCTACAGAGGATATCAGATTTCCAGGATATGCCGCGCCCATGTCGGACGGCCGTCTGGTAACTGACTATACGAACCACTGCTCGAAGAATGTACCGACAGGTCAGCAGTTTGCAACAAAGGAGTGGATGACAAAGAACGCGATTCAACTGATTCAACTCAGCCGCAGTCGATTTGCTGAACGTACGGGTGCAATCTATGGTGTAGATCACACAGTTGTTCCTCCGGCTGCAGTTGTTGTTAAATGCGAAACGTATGATTGTTTCCGGCTTCCTAGGAATGAGCCTGGTGCTATTGGAACTGAACGGAATGATGCTGCACCTGAGCTCTTTGGTACTTGGATGCAGGCAACAGTTCCTCGTCCTGCCACTCAGCACACTCAGTTAACACGGGTATATGAAGGTGGTCGTAATACGCCGAGGGGATAATATTGATGCGTTTAATTTTAGATAACTTCGTGATGATCTTAAAAATAAGGAAGCTCAGAGAGCTTCCTTATTTTTTAATTTAGACGGTAGTTTCATTTTTTAACTTAGATAATAAATAGAATGTCTACTTTTGCTGGCCCAGTACAAGCAGCTGTAGCAAATGCAGAAAACTCTGTGTCAAATATCCCGCCCGAGGTTATTGAACTGACTGGATTGACTGGTCTGTCAGTAAAACACCTCTATAATAATCTTGCGGCTATACCGAATATAACTGCCCTTTTTGTACAACCCGACAGTGGCGCGAGTGTCTGCTCCGCTCTTGCTGGAAACAGCGTTACGATTGTTACTGTAAATGATTTGACGGTGTGTACTGTTGATAAGGAGGCTCTTACATCCACTATACAACCGTTTAAGGGTTCAAACACTGTGACGCTTATCGAGGAAAACCTGGCTGACGTAGATATTTCTGGATTACCTACATTCAATCTTATTTCGTATAACGGAAGCTGTGAGGCTGGACGTGTACATGCTGCTCTTAACTATTACCTCCCTGTAGTTGCAGATGAGTTCATTGTCGTTATAAATGATTGGAATGGACAGACATGTGATTCTGTGAATGGATTTATTAGTGAACATGGATTGACGGTTGAGTATTCGAAGGAGGAAGGTGAACCGCACGTGGGCTGGGATCCTCTTGTTGGAGATGTTGCCGGATGGTGGAAGCGTATTTACGTCGCTGTTCTGAAGAAGCAAACAGTATAATGCATACCGTCTAAGTTATAAAATAAGGAAGCCAGCAGCTTCCTTATTTTATAACTTGGCGACTACTTAGTGACATGCATTTTAAGTAAGGAAGGCCTTTCAGCCTTCCTTATTTTTAAGCTTAGACGGTAAGCGGTCTAAACTCATCCATCCTATAAGTATAGATGAAAGTTGCCGCATTTGATATCGGCATTCGAAATCTGGCCTGGTGTTTGGCCGATCTTTCGGGAACAACCGTGACACAAATCCTTGGTTGGGACAACTATGATTTGTTGGCACATTCTTCTCGAGGCACTGCCACCGTAAAACCCAAGTGTCATGCCTGTGCTTCTAAGCCGATTTTTTCTTCCCCGACTGTGGAGTCATGTGGTCGCCATTGTCCTACAGCCTATCCGCCACTCAAGGATTTGAGCGGAAACCCGCTGAAGGCGATTCCTGTTCTGAAGGTGTTGAAGGAGATCGCTGTGGCTCGGGGTGTCAGCCATCGTCTCAATCGCACACAGATGCTTGAGGCGCTGGCGAAGGTGGTGTCTCTGCCGGTTGTCATCAAGAAAAAGAAGAATGCGACGAAGACCGATATGGTGGAGCTGCATGATGCCATTCGCGCCTTTGTCTTGAAGCATGCGGCGACGTTGCGTTTAGCTGACCGCATCCTTCTAGAGAATCAGCCGGTTCTGAAGAATCCTACGATGAAGACGGTGCAGGTGATGCTGTTTGCCACGCTGCGTGATGTTCTACAGCCGGCGCCACCGGTTCTCGAGTTGGTGCATGCGGGCAAGAAGGTGAAGGGTGTAACCACGGGTAATGCGGGCTATAAGGACAGAAAGCTTGGGTCAGAGCAGCGTGTTGCCAAGTTTTTCGAGGGAGGCTCATTCCCTTCTTGGCATGCAATGTATACATCTCATGGCAAAAAATCGGATTTGGCTGATGCATTCTGTATGTGTATGGATTCTGTCACGTAGTCTTTGTCTTCAGGTCAGGGCATTTACAGATGTCCTCCGGTGCTCCCCAGCTTTGTAGAAACTCTGAGCCGGCTGCAATAACTCCTACGAGAACCGCCGTCATCATACCTGCATACAGTGTATGCGTGTGTGAGATGAGCATGAAGAGAGCACGACAGGGAGAACTATCCATAGTTACGAGGCTTGTTAAGAGACCTGACAAACCTGAAGGAACACAGTAGCCAGCATAGACCTGTGTAGAGGCCCATGCCGTTGCTCCGATTGCAAGAGCAAGAAGGAAACTTTTTCCGGCCGTGCGCATTTTCTTTGATTAATGCGTATTTGGCTTGGGGTTCAATTTTGGGTGTGAAAAAATCGAAGGTGTTTAGTAGAGAACGATGGCGAAATATGGTGTAATGTCGTATAATATGTCTTTTGCTTCTGACCAATACGAAGCTCTTGGTGCAGCAATAGGTAGTGAAAAGCATTTTATTGCACAGGGAGGTAAATGGGATAATGCTTTAGGAATGGTTGAAACATTTTTTAATACACCTAAACTTCACCCTGCTGTTGTTGGTCTTCAGGAGATCAATCACACTGATTTTATAAAAGAAAAGGTAAAGCTAAAGAAAGAATATAATAGTGGTACATACCTCTTAGCAAAAACACTTGTAGGAAATGGAAAAATACGTCAGTCTCCCCTGACTGCAGGAAAGGGTGGTGAGTTTGGATTACGATCGAGTGAAAATAAGTATCAAACATGTGGATATCTCGAGGGAGACAAACGTGCAATAGCTTTCTGGGGCCCTGGATATGATAAGCCGTTTGCTCAGAGACCTGTTGTTGCGCTTATATGGGATACAGGTATGTTAGGCAAGAAGATAAGTGATTATGGTGCAGATTTGGGTACAGATGATATTTTTATTGGGGCAAAGAAAAAGCAGGCGGGCCGTCCTATATACATTGTAAAAACATCTAAGGGGTTTTTACTTGTCGTGTTACATGGTCCTAACTTTGCAGATGAATCATTAAAAGGTATGCCTGTATTAAAAGAGAGTTTAGAATTTCATATTGATGCTGCTAGAGATAAGTTAGATGCTAAACTTAACAAGGTGATTATTATGGGCGACTTCAATGATCCGCACTTTGGAATCAATGATAGTAAGCCTATAGGTGATTTTAGGATGGGTAGAACAAAAGATAATAAGACAGATGTTCTCAGCTGCTGCTATAACTTCAACTCATCTTGTCCTACTGGACTTTATAATGCCACTGATAAGACAGTTGAAGGAACGGTTGAGGAAGTCTTAAATAACGTACCTGAAGATAAGAAGGAACTTATTAAAAGTACATATATGCGTGTTGGAACGGTTAAGATAAAGGCACTTCCTTTTGAGTGCTTTATCGATGTTTCCCCTCAAGTTCAATCGTTAAATAGTAATGGAAAACCTAAGACAAAAGATGATAAAGGCAAACAAGTTCCTGTTATGGAACACACTAAAAATAACGAAGAGCTAGGCAATACGCTAGCGCGTGAAATGACCCCTGAGGGACGTGGTGATCTGGGTAACTACAAGTTCACGGGCGACTATGTGATGAGCAGCATGAAAGTTGATGTACCGCTTACATTACTTAGAAAAACACTAGGCTTATATCATGCAGATAAGCCTAGCAAGGAGTCTGATCACGAACCCGTATATGCAATCTTTAGTGGCCCTGCGTCAGGTGGCCGCCGCACGCGCACGCGCAAGCAGAAGAATCGCAAGCGCCAGACCCGTAGACGCTAAATATACCATTTTGAATTCATAAATGCAACAACATTTATAAATACAAAATACAAAATTGCCATCTCGAACTCCACGTCCACTGGTAACCGAATGCAAACAACATTAAACAAACTCTGGGGTCTACCGGATCCGCCCAAGCCACCCAAGTGCGTGAAAGCCCCGTCTAAAAGAACCGCATCAAACCGAAGAAGAGAAATGGCAGGCATGGTTACCATTCACGAGATGGAGAACGAAGTCCGAGGCGGAGGCTTTTCGCTCGGCAATGACATCGGCAATGTGATTGAAATCTCTGACATGAACGACAGCCTGGGTCTTAATATGCTCATGAACCCGGGCAAGACAAATGCAGCTGCAAATGGGGGCTCCTCCTTTTCATCATCTCGCCCTCCCGAGCTGGCCGAGGTTGAGATTACGAATCTGGAGACGGTTGAGCCTGTTACACTGAACATGGGTGGCAACAATCCTAGAGCCCCTGTTGAAATCCAGTTCTCCAAGTCGGAGGAGGACTACAGGGGTTCTTCGAGCGGTCTGTTCTCGAACCAGCAGACGGCGACGGGCCCCGGTCTGGGATTCTCACCGGCCCTGACGCCGCGCATGGACCCCGAGGTGGAGAAGAAGGAGAAGATTGAGCTGATTAACAAGCTGCAGCGCCTGGAGCAGAAGGGATTTCAGGTCACGAAGCGCTATAGCATGGACAACTCTCTGGATGAGATGAAGCAAGAGTATGCTCGCCTCGTGGATGCTCGCAATCTTGAGGCATCGCTCCGTTTCCAGCGCCAGGCGCTCATGGGCATCGTGACAGGTATTGAGTGGGCGAACGGCAAGTTCGATCCGTTTGACCTGAAGCTGGACGGCTGGTCCGAGGGAGTCCATGAGAATCAGGAGGATTTCGACGAGATTTTAGAGGAGCTCTATGACAAGTACAAGGAGCGCGGTAAGATGCCGCCTGAGGCCCGTCTCGTCATGGCTCTCGCTGGATCCGGCTTCATGTGCCACGTGAGTAACACGTTCCTCCGTTCAAAGATGCCTTCGATGGACGATGTTCTCAAGCAGAATCCGGACCTGGCGCGCCAGTTCGCGACGGCGGCGGCGCAGCAGGCGGGACCGGGATTCGGTAACTTCATGGGCATGGCCATGAATGGTGCTGCACCGCAGCCGCAAGCCCAGCAGAGCCCTGCGAGTTTCGGAATGCAGAACCCCACGGGCCAGTTCTTTGGCTCATCCCAACAGCAGCAACAGCAGCAGCCTCAGATGCAAATGCAGACACCACAGAATATCGCCTCCGTCGAGCCGCCGAAGCAGACGGCACGTCGTGAGATGCGCGGCCCGTCAGGCGTCGATGATATTCTGCGCCAGTTCGAACAGGCCCGTCAGGAGGAGGAGCGGGCTCCTCAAAGCCAACCTGTCTCTCAGCCGGCCGTTTCCGCGGCGATTGAGATACAGAGCATGGCCTCTGAGGATATTGGATCTACGACGGAGTCGAGGGCGGGGCGCCGCGGCCGTCGTCGTCAGGCGGTGGGGAACACGGTGAGCCTGAATGTGTAACGGCGTGACTCTTTTTTAACGAAGCGATTGCTTCGTTAAAAAAGATGTCCCACGTCATAACTGGTGATAGGCTCTGCAATAATGAAGCTTGAAGAGCTTCGTTAGAATAGAGCATCACCGGTACCAGTGACACTTTTAAGTAAGGAAGGCCTTTCGGCCTTCCTTACTTAAAATGCATGTCACTAAGTAGTCGCCAAGTTATAAAATAAGGAAGCTGCTGGCTTCCTTATTTTATAACTTAGACGGTAATATCATTCATTAAAAGTTCCAACCGTAGTTTACAGTCGTATTATTAGTCTTGCATACGATTTTTTCTTGGCATTTGTTATTTATACAATAGACTGCCTTATTGTAGGTATTTGGAGAAGTGCCAAAGACTGTTTGGCAATCAGCATGGATTGCACATCTACCTCCAACCGGCACTGAACCTGCAGCTAAAGCTCCAGGAGCAGGTATAGGAGTAGAGTAATCTACGAGTTGAAAAAAGTTCCTAAAGTTGTAGCCATACATATGGTCGGGGTCATTTTCAGGATACTTACCCCAATTTACCCATAAAAGAGATTTTGGGTTTTGTAGCGGCGGACCAACTACAAGGTATGGGTGAAAAAATCCGCTCCAAAGTGACGTAGTTGCATTGGGAATCATAGCATCCGCGCCGCCTGGGCTTAGATTACCAGCATAGCCGTCTTTATTTTTCAGAACAATACAACCATTTGGAGGAGGCGCCCTCTCAGTGCCATATGAAGATGAACTACTACTGCATTTATATGTTGTACTCGCCCCTGTATTGCTGGTGCTTGGATTCGAACCTGGAATCCATTCACTTCTATTTGGTGCATTCATGCATACAGGCTGCTCAGCGGCCTCAAAGGATAGATATGAATTGCCAGAGCATCCCTTAGTTTTACTAATAGTAGGGGTTTCTCCAAGTGGACACACTCCACAGAATCCTTTCATGCCAAAGTCAAGATTTGTTAGTAACGTTTTACTTTGTGTATCCGAGTTTGTGCATTTTAAGCAGGCCGTTCCCTGAGAATATGGAGTAGAAGGGTCTGTTACAGCTGTGTACCCAGCAGGACACTGTGAACAAACAGGGTCAGCCGCTGTACCCCAGTTTGTAAAGTTAGCATTAGCGCATATGCATTTACTGTTATCAGAGTTTGAAGTGGTATCTGTAGGACACCTTGTGCAAGTAGGATTTGTAGAGGTGCCTCCAGTTTTTATATATCCAGTGTTGCACTTACAAGTACTAGTATCGGTGCCTCCTCCTTGATCTTTACTGCCAGTTATACTGGAGTTTGTAGGACAAGTTGCACAAATAGGCGCTGTAGAAGTACCTCCATTATTTACATAGTTATTATTACATATGCATACGGTTCTAGCAGTGTTTGAAGTAGAGTTTGAAGGACATGCTGTGCAAGTAGGAGTGGTCGCGTCTCCAGATTTTGTATAACCACTGTTGCATACACATACAGTTTTACTAGAGTCTGGTGAAGAACCTGTAAGACAGGTCAAACATGCGCTTCTATCAGAGTTTGAAATAGAGTTTGAAGGACATGCTGTGCAAGTAGGAGTGGTCGCGTCTCCAGATTTTTTATAACCACTGTTGCATACACATACAGTTTTACTAGAGTCTGGTGAAGAACCTGTAAGACAGGTCAAACATGCGCTTCTATCAGAGTTTGAAATAGAGTTTGAAGGGCATGCCGTGCAAACAGGTGCAGTAGCAGTTCCAGTATTTTTATACCCTAAAGAACATGTTGGGTTTACGACTCCGCCTGGTACTGCATAAACTTGACAATACGTTCCAAAATTAGGAGACCAAGCACTAGTACCATTTATGAAACACATTTGCAACCAAGCATGATAGTTACCCACTTTAGTTGGTGAACTTAATGCACTGCATTCGTTATTTGTATATTGATACTGCCATATGTTGTTTGCATAAACCGGAGTTCCAAGTCCTCGGCAATCTTCTTTAGTTACATTATCCGTGTTCGAAACTACATTTATACTATCTTTTGTACATTTACGTACTACAACACCTCCAACAGTTGTAGCTACTAGAGTGTATCCAGAAGGGCATGTATAGGCTGGATCATTTGTCTGAAATCCCTCAACATCAAAGCTCCTTTTTACAAGTAAAACAACAAACAATAAGACTGCAACGCCCAAAACAAACATCCATGTTTGTTGTTTTGGGAGTTTAAAGACGGGTATCTTAAAACTCGGCCAACTGAACTTCATCTCTTAGTTCAGTAGATTTTGTAGAACCTTCATATTCGCCTCATAGAATCCGAGGATTTTCTGCCCAAGGGCTTCATCCTCTTCCTCGGTTTCGGGCGCCTTCGTCCGCTGCGACTTCTCATGCAACTTCTTATAGATATCTGATTCTTCAGGCGTTAGACCTTTGGGAGCCTGCACTTGTACGGGTGGTGTCGGAGGGCCAAAAAGATAGAAGTCGCTATGCTCATTCAGCAGATATCCAATCAAAATCACAAGGCCGATGCTCAACCAAAGGGCCGTAAAAATGTTACGAGTGGCGATAAAGATCACTACAAAGAGCAAGAAACGGCGTGCCCAAGGATTCTGAAAAATCTTGTCCTGCTCCGGAGTAAGGCCAAGTGCTAAATGACGACCTCCTAAGTTCAGAAGAATCATCATCATGCCGATGACGTAACTGTTTGTGTTGATGCTTGTAATAAATGCTTCAAGCGGATTTAGAGGCCCTGCAAGTACAGGCGGCGGAACCGGCGGGAGGCTCATCTATCTATACCGTCTAAGTTATAAAATAAGGAAGCCAGCAGCTTCCTTATTTTATAACTTGGCGACTACTTAGTGACATGCATTTAAAGTAAGGAAGGCCGAAAGGCCTTCCTTACTTTAAAGTGTCACTGGTAAGTCATTTCTTATCCGGAACCCATTTATCGAGCGTGACTTCCATGTCCATCACATAGAAGAAAATGAAGAAGGCAAGCATTACACCTACCGAATGGCACCACGACGAACCGAGTATGAGCAGTAGAACAGCTAAGAAACGCCATGCAGCGTAAGGATACATGGCGACCATCGCCTTTGGATACTGGTTCTCAAAGACCGCGCCTTCCAGCCAGTTCCATATAAAGAATCCAAGCACGACAATCGTTTTAAGAATATTGTCGATATCGGAATTATCTTTTAAAAACCTCGAGAGAAAGTCCCTCATACTAACGTTATGTGTTAAAATTAAGGAAGCCACCGGGCTTCCTTAATTTAACTTACATAACATCAATGTAACGTTATGTGTTAAAATTAAGGAAGCCACCGGGCTTCCTTAATTTAACTTACATAACATCAATGTAACGTTATGTGTTAAAATATTACTTGGAACTCGTGTTTGAGTTACTTCCGTTCGATCCATCTTGGATCGCCTGTGTGCGAACCTTATCCTCCTCAATCCCTACCGGATTCTCTCCAAGCGCATCTTCAATAAACCACCTCTTTTTCTTGTCAACGAGTTTAATGTCAACGTTGCTAGCAAATCCCTCCTTTGTCCGGGGAGCCATCGCAAGTAATAAGACTGAAAAAACCGCCATTAACAGCGCCGTCACCCATGAATACATCGTGGTCACCGCCAGTGTTAGCGTGAAAAGAAACAGTCGCCCTAGAACAGTCGATGCCTGGTACGCGAGGTGTGAAGGTATCAGGCGAACATAAACAATAGCCATCACTTGAACGAGCATCACATACATCTCAAGCGGATAGGTATACTTTTTAACCATGTCGACGACAACTTGTTTTGCACCGCCCTGTTGCATCCTGTAACGTCATGATTTTTTTAAGAGACACTTCATAAAAATGTAGACTATTTTCTAACCGTCAAAACAGAGTAGGGATGGAACTATGTTCCCTGGAAGATGCATTTCCAACAATAAAAACAGATTCACTTCGGGGTACTCCACCGGGCTGTAAGGATACTACCGCATCAAAAGAAGAAAGAAAAGCAGCCCGGAAGAGAGCTAAAAAGTGCAAGGGGCCGCCTCTTTCATATCTCGAAGCCGAAGAAATAGATCCCGACCGTCCCGCTGTGAAGCGCATGGATGCAGTGCCAACAGTTACCGAACAGAATGAGGAGTTTGCGATGCCGGTTCTACCGAAGGCCAGCTGTACCTTTTCCGACCCTGGATATCCCTCTTATTTTGGCAAGGGTGTCGATGACACGGAGGAAGGATTCTCGAGTTTCACGAATGTCATTGGCGATGATCCAAACTATCGCCTTGAATCGGATGCAACCAAGTCATTCGAGTTGAAGGGGGTCGCCATGCCTGGGGGTTCTCCGACTCTCCCGGTGCCGAGTGTGAATGATGTATGGAAGCCCGCCACTCCTACGGGGAGTTATACGGCATTTGTTTCATCGTTACCTCTTCCGGGTGGCATGATACCGAAGCGTCGCAACGACACAGTCTATAGGCAAGAGCAACAAGATAATGATGAACTGCCGGGACCGACCGCTGCTGAAGATTCGGAGACCGTAACACGAGATGTTCTTATTAAACGCATTGAAGAACTGCAGGGTCGCCTAGATCAACTGGAGACCACGAGACGCAAGAACTCACAAACAGAGATTCTCATCTTTGTGGGAACTGGTATTTTTGTACTCGCATCGCTTCATATGATTACGGGGCGTCGTCGATAGCCCTCCTTTCACGAATCGCCTTTCGAAGACGCTGTTTAGGGTCACCAGGCTCAGATAAGCTTGTAAAGACACGAAGAAACTTATATGTACCGCCTTTCACAGAGATGAAGTCGCAGTAGTATCTGCCATCATCTCTTTGTTGAATCATGAATATATAAGGTGCCATAACACCCATATATTTCTGTGGAGTAATCTCAAAGGGTTCATTTGATTTATTCCCCCCCCTTTGTTTTCTTGTATTGTTACGAGGCATCCTATACTTCGTATACAATAAAAACAGACTCACATCTAATAAATAAACGACCAAAGCGGGTATGTTTTACGTAAATCAACAATCTTTGTTTTAATCATCCCTCTTGCTTCATCTGTCGAGTTCGCCTTCACTTTAACTGAACCAAACCGATATTGTTCTGGGTGACCATTCAAGTGTTTTACCATTAGCAGTCCGAGTGAATATGTATTAGGACCTTTACCCTCTTTATCATCACCTGCATCCGCAACTTCAATCGGGTTAATCATATTCCATGTGATTTTCTGGGAGGTGAACTCACGCGAACCAGCCCCACTGATATCTGTTATAACATCGAGGCCTCCATCATCTTTCAAAGGGTTTTGTATCGGGTCTGCTGCTTCATTCCGTTTACGTGTCTCTTCATCTTCCTTTCTCCTCTCCTCCGCGAGACCATACACCGCTTTTTGACCTTCTTCACTCTCGAAATAATCGTACATTGTTTTCATAAAGACATTCAAACCAACACATTCAGCATCAGTTAATAGATTAACTGGCTCGAAACATTTCTTAAGTACATAGGTTTTCATCCAACCGACCAACTCTGTTTTCCACTCAGAACCCTTACCTATCTTAGTAAAAGCAGCCTTTACAATATCTGGGCTAAAGTTCAAATCATTCAAGAATGCAACTTCGTCTTCTGTAAAAATGAGTTGGTCCCAATGTCTGGCAGTGTCTGCCTCACTCGGATCACGAAGTATATAGTTCTTTGTTCCTTCAGGATGTTCAAGGGCCACTCGTACAAAGTTTGCACTCTGTTCAAATATCTTGGCTTCATCGCTTGCAACAAACCGATTTCCATCCGTGTTTGGTTCTATAACTGCGTGCATAGCCGATTCGCAATAGGGTTTCGCTGCATCAGTTACATTGCCTATGATTAATCGGAACATCTCAAAATAGGGAACTTTGTTGCCAGATGTATCTGTCCAAGGACCAATCGACGTAACCTTTCCCTTTTCAAACGTTGTATCATTTACATCATTGCTATTGATAAAGCCCTTACAGGCGTCGACTGCGGCAGCCACAGACGTGTTGTTGATTACTTTAACTTCACGGGTTGATTCAAATCGTATGAACGTCTCTAACTTGAATCCATCTTTTTCATCTTCAATATATTCTAAGTCGCTCACAGCTCTAGGTTCTATAACAACATGCACAGCATCGCTCGTGTGGTGATTAAATAAATCTTTAATACGTATCGTATTTTCTATAGATTTACATTCTCTAGCAGGAAGTGATATCTCGCTCGGCTCGCCCTTTGCAGATAAGATGATTCCAGACTTGGACCCACGAGCATAGGGATAGAGTATATAGCTTGGCTCTAAGAGATTAGGAATCTCTGTTACAGGTATATCTTTAACTACAGGATTCAGAAACTTTCCGCCAATCACGTTATCATTGGTATGTTCAGCTAACACAAATATACTATTAACATTATTAGCTTCGAGTGAAAGAAATGCTGTAAACAGGCGCGTATTACTTGCCAATGTTTTTGCAGTATCGGCTTTAATGTATGAGGTATAAAAGGGCGGCATGAATACAAACACGGTGTCTTCTTCAATCGTCAATGCATTTCCTAGGCGCCGATGCATGAGCTTCATTTTCTCACATTTCATTAACATTTTTTGCAGCATTATGATATCGCCATAGATTGGTGGAAAGACGACCAGATTTTTAGTTGTCGATGGAATGACGGTTATGAGACGCTTCAACGGAGGCGATGATTTATATGCATCTATAATGGATGGTGCAGAGAGTGAAGAAGGTATAATATCTTTTTGGATTGGTTCAATCCATGGCAACTTTTTACGAGCCACATACGATTCGTATAACTCATTGAGATTTCCTATGCCAAGATATTGTTCTGGGGAGACCTTGAGTTCTTCTAAACAAGTGTAGGTATCCACTTTTGCCGACACTTCATTAAATGTGCTCACGAACTTTTTTATAATACCAAAGTCTTCCTTCAGCAAATCGGATTTTGTTCTGCAGACATCAAGGGTTGAACTTCCATCAGAGTTGATAGCATTTAAATCTGCACCGGCTTTTAGTAGCATTCTAGCGATTGTTCCTTTGCCTTCTATACATGCGTACGAAAGAGGATTTAGTGCATCTTTGATAGTACCCTTATTAATATCAGCTCCTGCATTAATAAGTATCTGAACAATATCAGCATTACCTGAACGGATTGCATACAGAATAGGCCTTATTCCTTGTACAACATCCTCTTCATTAACATTTACGCCATTTTTAATAAGGAGTTTTATCATTTTAGGAACATCTTTTTTATCTAGGTTTTCCAATAAATAGATAAGTCCTGTTTTACCAATTATTGGTGTTATATCAAAACTACGATTTACTATATCGTTAAAAGTGTTATTAGTTTTTATTTCATTTTCTAGTTTACTCAAGTTAAATTCAGTTAATGCCGTCCAATATTCTATGAGGCCACCACCCCGTTGTACCTTCCTTTTTCTTCTATACGATAGCGCCCGTTTTGCTTTTCCTCCGCCCTGTACGCCCTGTATAACAGCAGAATCGCCGCCACTTAATAGGCTATCTGAGGCACCACCGCCTCCCATAACAGCAGTGATGGGCGTCGTGCCACCTGATAAAAGGCTATCGGATGGATTGTAACCTGGAGGTGCTCCACTCATCTTAGTAATACCGAATAAAAAAAGAGGCCTAAGAGTTGTACGAGGAGCAAACAAAGATGGAGGTGATTCAAGTCGACCCTGATCCGCAGACTCGTAAGCGCAAGATCCACTGCAAGCAAGAGTTAATCGTGAGCTCTCTGCAGCGATTCTACGGACAGCATCCAGACAAGGCTGAACTGATTACTGTTCTCGAGGGCACTTCTGAGATGTCTCTACGCCTGATTGATTGGTTCGTGACAAACTATGCAAAGGAGCACAGCATCTCCTATATCCTGAATGGTCAGGAGTTCCTTGTCTATATGAACTACAAGTCGCAGCTGAAGGCGTACAGCAAGAAGCTCTTTGACCCCTTTTGTCGGCGTGAACGGATTATGTTTCAGGTTCCGGGTCATCCGCCCTTTCTAACAACAGTTGGTAAACTGAACTTCTTTCGCTGGGCCGTAGAGAAGGGAGTATTAAACTACATTAAGATGAATACGGCGGCGATTGAGAAGGAGATGAATACACTTGCTCGGGAGGTTCAGAAGGCACGAAAAGTTGCGTCTGAAAGCACAACGACCACTGCAAGCAGCCAGAGTACTCGAAAGCGTACCACAAAAAATACATCTCCGTCCAACTCGAAACTGATGCAAAAGCACGATATGCCGATTGAGGTCAGGTTTGATTAAAATATTCCTATATAAATAGGATGATCTATCAGTTAAAACTGACGGAATCATTAATAAAAAGGTTTTATAAATCTCGTCTACAAATCTGCGGGTCAACGATGGAGCCTCCAGCGTTGACAATGATATCAATAAAAGAAACAATCCAAGAGTTAAATGCAAGTATACCGGCAAAGTTCACGTGGCATCATATGCATTCTCTTGCAAAACACGAGCAACAGATGTTATGTTTGACCCGTGAATGGTTGTTCAGCCAGATTCTTCTATATGTGATTACATCTGAATCAAAGCGCAAGAAGCCCGAGCCCTTTACATTTGAGCAGTATTTGATTAAGATGTTTGGAAGCACACATCTAACCTCTGACATTGATGTGAGCATACAAGGAAAACATGCATATTATATTATTTCCTTGATTGAAGATGCATGGATAGAATGCACGGGCCATCCATCAGAAAGATGGGATGTAACATTCTTTGCGGATTTCTTTACATATCTTGATACAGAACACCACGAAGTCTTTTTAAACTCGCGGGGGTTCTATGATTCATATGATAGAATATTACCCTATGTTGGATTCAGTATTCTACAAAACGCGAAGTCTCTCGAGTTTCCCGCTCTGAACGAGTTTATTCAGAAACATCCAGAGTTTCCTTTACAGAATAAGGGGTGGAAAGAAAAGGCTCATGCATTATATGGTCATATTATGAAGATGTCATATAATGAAAAACGAGAAAAGTATTATAAATATATATCAAGGGCCGAGGAACTTCGTAATACACATCTTGGTAAAAAAATAGACCACGACACGACAATGGAAATTTTTATATCTCTTGCCCATGCAACAGCATATCGTGCGGAAAGTTATGTGTTGCCGAGCACAGTTATTTTTATCGTGAGGGATATTCAAGCAGGGAGTTTACCTCCAGATCAATCCAGTTGCAAACCCTATGATGTTATGCGCGCATCGTGTTCTTTAGGAAAGTTTACATATATTTGTAGCGCATTAGAGCAACTGGGATATATGCAACGATTCAAGTCTAATCCTAAAAAGTTTGCAAAATATAAAAAACGATATATAATATCAATGAAGCGATATTATTTATACAAGAATGCCTAGAATGTAACTCGCATAGACAAGACTAATAACTAGCGATAGACATGCGACGGTATAGGTAGGAATCCTATCATCCTTATTAACTCCATCAGAAGCAATCTGACGTACTAATGTTACACATCGCTGGACCATTAAGACCGATGCGGGGATTAATGCAATCCGAGGAAACATGAATGTAAGAATAGCAGTTACCTCAAATGTGTATTGCATATACTGCTGTGGAGAGAAGCGATCGAGCTCATTCTCAATCGCTTCACTCCAATCAAATGAAGGGGCGCGGTATCGGCGGCGGCGAAGACGAGGTTCCTCCCATGCCTGAACAGACCTGAATCCCTCCCTCTTAGGATAGGGTACTGAAGGCGGATCATTTGTTATGGGGGAAGGTTCAGCCACAGGCTGTGGCTGTGCCTCTACCTGTGCCTGTAGCTGCTCCTCTACAGCAATAGGAGACGGTGTCGGTGTGCTAAGGCGAAAGCTAGCAACGGGAACCTCGGGCGAAACAAGATCTGGCATATCGCTGAGGTCAAGATCAAGCTCAATGGCCGCCATACTACTTTTTATAACTATGAAAGTTAACAGCAGGATCATCAATTTTGGGTTTCATTTGTTCATATGCCATAAGTATCTCTTGCGTCTCTTTTGATTCAGGAAGCCATCTAGAGGTGAGGCCTCGTTGAAGAATCCGCTTTGATTCCTCAACTCCCCGTTCAGGATCCTTTTCCTCAAACACAGCCGACCGTAACTCACGAACAGCATTTCTTGGGTCGCGAGTAGGGTCATAGCGATTAAAGTATGGATTCTCGGCAAGAGGTGGCCCATCTGCAATAAAAGATTGTGCCTGCCGAAAGTTCCGTTTATCTGTGCGGCTACTCATGGGAGCCATGTCATAGTATACTGCATCTTTTTGTTTACTTTGAGCATGCCTCTCTCCATTATACACCATCGGTTGTTGAATCGGAAGATCTGTCTGCCAGTGCTCGAACTGTCTTGCGTTGACTGTGTCGTATGTAGATGTTTCACGACGGACACGAAGTTGCATTGTAGGTGGAGGTATGCGGACTGGCCCTGCGTACTGAAGAGGGGGTTGCATCTGATATGCGAAAAGATGAAAAAGGTCCTAAAAAGCGAGAGATGAGAGATAGTATGTTTATTGCGCCTATTCTGTTCGGTAAACAATCAGGGGACATTAGAATGATGTGGGTATTTCTAGAAAGGAATGGAACTCATCTTATTGCTGTCGATGGAGTTGCCGAGGCAAAGGAGTTTCTAGAGCAAAATGGGTTCCAGTATACGAGTTTAACGAAAAAGGGGGATGTTTTTTATGCAATCATTAGTCCAACAACGGATCTAAGTCAGTTCTACACCTGGACTGAAGTACAGCCGGGAACCATACCTACAAGAGAGTTATGGAGACCATTTATATGGACAACTTTGTCGCAAGGGACAAATGAGTTCTTGAAAACAATCCCTCTTGCCCCATCCGTTGATGCATATAGTCTACTCGCCGCCGCAACACCTTAAGAAATGCCGCTATCTATATATAGATGTCAGGGAGGCACAGGACTACCGCTAAACGCCCGGCTCAGGACCTTAGTGGGAGCACGATCGATTTCAGCGTGAATGAGCCAATGGCCCAGATGATTCAGGATGAATCAGGTAGCCATTTTAAGAAGCCATGGCATCGCCTTGAACGTGGTCGTCGTCTCAATCGCCTGCGTGCGTTTACAGAGAGTCTGGCAGCCCAGCGTGGCCTGAAGGCACAGGAGCAGGCAAATCTGCTGGCACTTCTTATGAAGTCGCTTGATAAGAAGATTCTGAACTCCAAGACTGCTGTGCTCTATGATCCTGAGAAGGAGGAGATTACTGAGATTAAGCCACTTGTAATGCACCAGTCGGCAACAGGTGAAATCCTATTCCAGATTCTTGATAAGAGTCGTGCTGTGACATTCCGTAAGCGGGCTGCGCCTGTGGAGGAAACTGCACAAACAGAGACAGTCTAAATAGATAACACACTAAATATGTAATGGACGTGACGCCGCAGCATAAAGTTGAGGGAAAATATATCAAGCTTGCTAAGCACGCCGATATGTTTTCCCCTATTTCTGAGGTGATGAAGTGGAAGGATACTGATATTCCATGTCCCTCTCATGCTTCGCTCTATAGAACCTGGAGGGATGTGGCTGAAGATGAGCTTGATGAGATGCTGAAGGCATGTGAAATCAACTTCTCTCACAGGGAGCAGGTGAGCCTCGACATTGTAAAGGAAATCGCCTTTCATGCGTTCGAAGAGTTTCTTGAGGTTGCGGGTGGCCGTAAGTCATCGATTGAGGATAGGGTAACTCGTATGGATGCCGCCCTCGCCAGGCCACAGATTCCGCAACGCACCCCCGCCTGGTATGAGCAATCGCGGCATGTATTGACTGCATCCGAGTTCTCTACCCTCTATGGGTCGCAGCGCGCGATTGGCCAGCTTGCACTTGCAAAGGGGTCGCCGGCGGCGCCTACGTCCAATCGCCCCAAGGCGGCGCCCTCAGCCACATTGAGTCCGTTTGAGTGGGGTGTACGGTTTGAACCGGTTGTGAAGCAGTATCTTGCAAAGATATGGGGGTGCACGATTAAGGAGGCAGGCCGTATTATTCATGCAACGGATCCAACCGTCGCAGCAAGCCCCGATGGATTCATTGGCTCTGCTTCAGTGTCAGAGTCAGACCGTGTAGGCCGTCTTGTAGAGATTAAATGCCCGTTTACACGCGTGATTACTGATATGATTCCCTTTGATTATTGGTGTCAGATGCAGATTCAGATGGAAGTAACTGACATTGATGAGTGCGAGTACGTTGAGGTCAAGTTTGAGTCACAGCCGGTGTCTCTGACGGATGCGCCTGCACTCATGGAGGGCAATCTCTGGCTTCTAGAAAATGATGAGGGTGAGTTGAGCTATGCCTATACGGAGGAAGAGCGTGATGTGTCAGGTTGCCGAGTCCGCGAAGAGATTCCCTGGAAGGCTGTGCAAATGTATACGAAGACAGTGCATCGTGATCGGAACTGGTATGCATCCACAAAGGACCAGCGTGACAGTTTCTGGAAACTTGTAAGTTCTGCGCAACAGGGCACATATGAGTTGCCCGCATCAAAACGGACTCCTAGTAAGCCAAAACTTCAGGTCTGTCTCATCAAGGAGGACTGATACTTCTTGTATAAGTCTACTCCAGTATACGGCCTACCAATAATATATTTTTTTATGGACTGCACGGCTCGCACGTGGCGCCAGTGTCGTCGCCACAGTCGCTGGAACTTGATAATCTGTCGCGTGATTTCGGTTTGAACGGCAGATCTGTCGGGCATGATATCAATACGAAAAATACGGACGGCTCTGCTACCTTTAAAGGTCAGAAATAGTGCATCGATACCTTGGCTATAGACACACCATTGGCCGCGCGCTGTCCAGAGATGGAGAGAATACATTTTATGGATTATCTCCATGTCTATTTATCTATGGAATCTGCATTTAGGCAAGCGGATCTACCTTGTAAAATCCGAGAACAAGATCATGATTCAGCCCAGAACACGAGTCGGGGTCTCCGCGTTTATAGTTATTCGTCATCTGCCGATAGTTTCCAGTGGGCTCCAGGCGTTTCTGGAAATCGACGCCGTAGCATTGCTCCGAGGTAGGACGCAGTTGCTTGTCAGCTGGAGGCAGCCATCCATTCAGCAGATTGTACGGTGTGCGCGGCGAGTTGAGGTCAGGGTCACCAGGCGACAGTGCGGAGACCTCTCCATTTCCTTCAGTATCTTTACTCTGAAATGGCTCTACCACACCGAGGCGCCGGCGCAGAATCGGATTATTACCGTAGTAATCACGTGACTGGATAAACAGCGCTAAGAAAAGCATTAAAAAGACCCATGCTAAAATAAACGACCATGCGGCCTTTACATTTAGATTTGCCATCCCTATTCAGTGACTAGACTAAAAATCCTTCTTAACATGGGCCAGTAAAACACGCACATTGTCACGCAGTATCTTTAGATCGCGGATACGGTCAGCTTCCATGAAGTTACTCATCCCTTGGTCAATACTATCACACAGGTGTTGTATCTCTCTTTTGTACTGCGCAGTCTTTGATTTGTAGCCCTTGGCATCCGCCAGAACCATCCAGCCGAGTCTTTCGAATACAGAGTTATGCCAATCTTGGAGCCCCTGGAAGGTAACCTTATTTCTTGGAAGCTTTCTTGTATTACGCGGCATTCTATTTAATCATGTGAAAAAACGAAGACATGAGTATATGGACTATCAGGCACTCTTAGCCGAGTTCTTCGGAACATTTTTACTTGTTCTAGCAGTACTGGCCTCCGGTGGTAATGCACTCGTCGTTGGAGGCACACTCGCACTCGTGATTGCACTCGTCGGAGGACTGAGTGGAGGCCATGTAAATCCCGCGGTCTCAACGGCGATGTATTTCAAGGGCGCGATGAGCACGACGGAGTATATGTCATATGTTGCTGTACAGATGGTAGCCGGAGCCACATGCTTGTATACTTACAAGGCATTCGCTTGAATGCCGTACCTAAGTTAGGACCAAGGCATTCGCTTGAATGCCGTACCTAAGTTAGGACCAAGTCGTTTGCCTAAACGATTTTCGCCGAATACTCTAAATGAAACCATCCGTTATTGCAACTCTCGCAACAAAGTCTGCACTACAGGATCTTCAGCTTCTACTGGGTTCACTCGAGCTCTGGAATACGCCCGCTCCGAAAGTATATCTGGCATGTGACACAGAGACAGTTGCTGCTCTGAAAGGCGTCAAATATAAGGGGGAGTTAATCACAGTCAACTGCCTTGATAAGTACACACCCTATACGCGTACTGACATGGAGGGTATGCCCGGCAATAACTTCAACACACTCTGGTTTGACTTCATGTGTGAGAAAATCAGCCTGCTCAAGCACGCCTTTTCCTTGAGTCCCGAACCCATTCTTTTTTGCGACGCAGATATCTGTTTCTTTGCGCCACTACCCGAGATTCCCGATGATGCAACTCTCGCCCTCAGCCCCCATATGATTCGAACAGCCGATGAGGAACGCTATGGCCAGTTCAATGGAGGTTTTTTCTGGGTAAAGGATCCGGCACATCTTGAGACGTGGTTGGAGGCCTGCAAGACAAGTACTTTCTATGAACAAAAGGCGATGGAGGCCATGTGTCCTGAGACCGTTGAAAAACCGGGTACCTATTTCTTTCCGAAACAGGTAAACTACGGCTGGTGGCGCCTCTATCAAGGGTCGGTATCCGCCGAAAAGCTTTCGACTGAATGGGGCATTAATCGCATGAAGGGTGCCGCAACCTCGGGAATCATGGTTCTTGGAGAACCGCTGATTTGCGTACATACACATTTCGCTGAATCTCATTATGGCCCGACAATCAGGTTTAACGCGTTTGTTGTGCAGCATCTTCGGAAGTTAGTCTCTCACAAGCCCGCGAAGGCGATGCTTGAGCTTTTAAACCGCCTCTTTCAACTGCGGCAAAATTGAGTTGTATCTTTCCTCTCTGAAAATCACATGGCCACCACTCTTTTCCCTGCATTTTCCAAGAATCGTTCATCTACTCTTATTGTTTCTCCCGACCTAGAATCTCTCCTTGAAGACACACATACAAGTAAACATCAAGACTCCTGTGGCAGCTGCGGCTCCCTCCGTGAGGACTGGACTTTTGATGAACTGAATATCTGTAAAGGGTGTGGTGCTGTAACCGAACGCCCGATTGATTCCGGCGCTGAATACCGATTCTTCGGACTCGATGAGCGTGGTAGCACAGATCCCTGCCGCGTAGGTGCACCAACGGACACGCGCTTTCCCACATCCACTCTTGGAACAGTGATTCTACCCCACGCCTATGGAGGTAGCAAGTCGACTCGGCAGGCCATGGCACGAGTCCGGCGCTACCACTCTTGGAACCTTCTCCCCTACAGGGAGCGCAGTCTGCTACAGGTCTTTGAGCAGATTGCTCTGACTGCTACGAACAACGGCTTTGACCAGCGGACAATGGATCTCGCCAAGGACATGTATGTGAAGCTCGTGGAACACTGCGACCGCCGAGGCATGTCGAGAACGGCTGTAGTGGCATCCTGTATTTACTCGGCGCTCAAGCTTATTGGTCAGCCGCGAAAGCCGAAGGAGATTGCCGACATGTTCCATCTGAGCACGGCACAGTTCACTAAGTCCCTCAAGTATTTCCAAGAGGTTCTGTGTATGGCAAATCAGCGTGGTCTACTGTCGACCACGACCGCGCCGGCCTCACTCCCGAGTACTCGGGCATCCGATTATATTGCAAACCCGATGAGCAAGCTGCCGATCAGCCGCCTATTGTTTCAGCAGCTCTTTGGAGTGGCGACTGCACTTGCGAATGAGGTGGAGGACAAGGAGATTTGCCCTGAGAATATGCCTCCGTCCTTAGCCGCGGGCATCATCGCCTTTGTTCTCGCACGTGCCAAGGTCCCCGACGTATCCAATGAGAGAATCGCGGGCGTCTGTGGAGTCAGTGAAGGCACTCTACAAAAGTGTTTGAAGAAGCTGGATGCGGCAGCGACGGCTAAGCAGTTAAAAACTCTATTAGATTAGTAATGGGGGCCGGCGCTTCAGTCTCAATACCACAAACTGCACAATCAACAAAATCGATTCTGGAATTTGTTTTACGTGAGCTATTTCGGCGAGCGGATCTAGTCGATCTGTATTCTCTTGCAGACCCTGAACGCTGTAAAAGCTATATTGTGGCCACGGGAGATGCTCTCAATAAAGTATTTGCAACACAGATGATTGAGCCTAAAAAGGGAAAGGGTGGGATTGTCTATTTTCAGAGAGTCAAGGCGTTTCAAACAGATCCAGCGATTAAGGAACAACAGGCGGTCCTTTGCAAAGAACTATCCTTTTATTTTATCCGAATCTTTCAAATCTATGGGGCGCTTGCACTGAGTGTACTGGATACAGAGATTCCTCAGACAAATATGGAGGAGCCGCCGCCGAGAGTTTCTAGAGAACGTTACGATGGATTGGCCCCTGGCCCGATTAGAGGATTTGAACAGCAAAGGACACAGTGGTGGGGTGGTGCATTAAGCAATCGTGCCCTGCGTGATGGTCGCCCCGATCCTCGTGCTAGCTTTTATATTACAGGTGGGCCATTTGCGGTTCTAAATAAGTATCTAGATGCGCCTTCTGATGGGGGTGATACAGATACTTATATGTATTTTAGTGACAATAAAAGCATGTATATAAAGCAGCCCGACCTATATAACTTTACTCCTCAAAGAGTATACAAGAATCCTACATCAGTCACCATTTTTTATTCTTCCTATGATAACACATCTACAAGAATATTCTACTCTGCAACAATGGAAATAGAAAACCGTGGCGATGATATTAAGATACGATTAACCAACTTGAAGAAGGAGCTTGAATCACAGAATCCAAACACGGTTGAAAAGACCCTCGCCAAAAACCCCGCAGATGATAAATATTATGATCCGGTAACAAAGTATGATCTAACAAAAACATTAGCTACTCTTCTAGTTCCTCAATCACCTCTTACAGTTGTTCGTTTTTTAAAGAAATTTAGATATCTTTCCGAACTCACAACTAGGGACCAGAATATTGAAGGTACACATCTGTTCGTTGTAAATCCTCTGAAAAATATTAATGAAAATACGATACAAGTCTTTTACAAAAAGCCGATTACAATCGAAAAGACCGTAAAAGATGCATATATCTATTTTAACTTAAGTATGGCATATTCAAAGGCTGCAGAGTATACCTATGCTGTAACAATTGATCTTTCACCAGAAGCAATCAAGGACTCGCGACCCAAGCCGTTCATGGCAACTCTTATCAATGAAGATGAGAAGATTCGTGGAAAAAAGATTATGACATTTACTTCTTTAAGGGAAACTGAAGAACCAATCAGTGCGAGGCCTAAGCAACAGACATTTCCTGCTTACATTGAACGTATCTTTGGAGAGATGTATACCCGCTTTGAGAAAGTTGGTTCACAGTATATAAGCGCAGGAATCCAATACACACGTGAAGGAATACCGAGGCCCTATGATTCTGAGACAATGAAGGATCCTTACAAGGTAAAATCATTGTGGGATGCTCTTGCTAGAAAACCGCCAGTAAAGGCGCACTGCGTCGCACGTGCTCTCCAGCTTCTATCAGTGGCAGGCATTCGTGGTGATAAAGACCAGAGTAAAGTCTATTCGGATGCATGCTCATCGAAGTTTCTTCTTGAACGCAGCGATCATTCTGTACCGACGTCAGGGGATGCCATTACAACATCTCACGGAATCTCCGCACTTTCAAATCTTTTTATCAATACTCTTGGTCAAATTACACCCGAAATCTCTGCCAAGTATGCATCGCAGCTAATCAAGATGCGGAATGCATTTGATGAAGGGTCGACGGAAGGTCAAACTCTGCCTACCATAAAATCTGTGGCGAAGTGTGCAGACGGACGTGTTCAAGTAAGTGGAACGGCCCTATATAATGTGCGCGCAATCGTTCAGAAGCTGCTGGCAAGACAGAAGAAGCATGTTTCAGCAGTTGTGTATCTATTAGGTAAACTGTTTGACATGAGCCAAATAAAGAAGGGGGTCTTTATGATAAACCAGCGTATTGTTTCAGGAGGAATGGATGAAGTAAATAAGGTTGCAGCGGAAGCAACTGCTCTTTTACTTGATTATTATGAAGGCTGCGAGACCGACTACAAAGCGGGGCAAACAATCGTTGCCGGCATCAGTGGTAAAACAGAAATAGCTATACCCGCTCCTGTCGAAGCAAAGGAGAATGACAATGATGACTAAATTTGAGGGGGTGTGTTTATACCATACTAGCAAAATGCCTAAGGTAAAGTGTCCTGCTGAAGGATGCCATATGAAGATTCGTCTTGTTGATGTCGCTTGCAAGTGTGAAAAGACCTACTGCCCCAAGCATCGGCATCCTGAAGAGCATGCCTGCACATTTGATTATCGAGCGTCAGCGAAAGAAGTACTCCTGAAATACATGAGCACTCCTGTCGTTGCGAGCAAGATTGAGGCGATTTGATATTGTCCCCAAAAACAAAATTGAGTCGTCGTCACCCTCACCAGCCTGCATATACAAAATGGTTAACGTTGCTTCCGTTCTTCTGCTGCGTAATGTGAATGACAAGGCTGAGGATGATAAGATTAACATTGAGCGCATCGGCGACTACATCCGCGTGAAGTACACGGACACCTTCTCAGATTCTGTTCAGCGCCTCTATATCTCACAGGAGGACTTCCCGCGCTACATTGCCAGTCTCGGCGTCTTCTACCTCAAGGACACGGATCCTTACAAGTCGATTCAGTTCAACTTCCCTGGCTTTCCTACCATCATGCTTGACAATGCGACAATGTCAAACAAGAAGACGCAAGATGCTCTCCTTGATGCGGCCGAGCTGGTAGCCACGAGCTGGTTCACTGAGGAGGAGTGAAGTCTTTCAGATACAGCTTCGTAATCGTGGGTGACCAACGCCCCATCATTTTTGTTTTAACAGGATCGTACCAAGCAATCGCATCCTTCTCGCGCATATCTGACCGCTGGTGCTTGAATGCCGCGGGGTGCTCGGCAAACCATGCAAAGGTCTCTTGCGCAGCGGCAATCTGATTCGGATGCGCGAATCCATTGAAAATGTGATATTGAAAGAAGGTATTGGCGGGATAATCATTCTCACGGCTTTGAATGGCAAGACCGGTGTACTTCAGGCCCTGAACATGCGCAATCTTGGACTCCTCATAGGTCTCACGACGCACGTTCTCTTTCATGATATTGAGGATTCCCTGCTTCGGATTGCGGAGACCATCCTTACCCTCCATCTGCCCCTTCGTCGGCTCCCAGGTCGCCTTGTCTGCATCGCCATCGGCACGCTTTACGACGATAAAGCGGGAGACATCGAAAGGGACACCGGCCTCGTGAACGAAACAGACAGAGCGGAGGTAAACACGCCACCCTTCCTCAGGATGCTCTACATAGAAGTAGCGCTTGTGAGGAGCATACGGGAGGCGAGCGGCGCCACGGATCAGGCCGGGTTGGAAAACATCGTGCATGGCGGCGCGATCGGTTACGATGGGAGGCATCGCTCTGGTAGTTGCCTATCTTTTTTTCTTTAGGGTGTGGTTTCGCTGTGCCCGATTCTCCTGTAGAACCTTGCAGAGTGATGAATAGGATGTCTTGTTGAGCAGTTCCATATCCTTCTCCATTCCAGAACGAATCTTCCATAGGGTTCGGATAGCATCCGCCCGTGTCGACCACTGCCCGCTATCATGCCGCCGCCACGCCGATCTCCATTCGGGATACGGAAGAACATCAGGAAGTATCTTCCAGAACTGGGTAAACTTCTCATATTTCTCATCGCAGCTGAGGAGATTCCATTTGTTTCGTTCGAGGTCGGATAGGCCATCGCCTGAAGGAGCACCATCGATAGGTTCTGATCCGAGGCCAAGTCGGGAGTACGGATGATTCTCTGCAATGCTGAATAAGAAATCCCAGCCCTCAAAGGTTGTGCGCGTACATCCGTAGTTCAGACGTTCCGTGTAGATTTTCTCCACGGCGGAAAAGGGAGGGTACGGCTTCGGAACTTTGAGCTTCTCATTCACTCGATTGTGAATCCTCCAGAGCCATTTTGGCAAGCGGCGTTCACGAATCGCACAATCTACAGGGTCTTTTAAGATGGATGTAGATAGACTTGTACGACAGAACTTGCAGGGAAGAATATACGGAACTAAGCCAAAGAAGTCGCAGCCATTTTGTTTATCTATATCTGAAAAGCTTATAAGGTGGAGAAGTTTCCAACCCGAAGGTCCCCAGAAGCGGGTGTCCATTCCTACCTTTAGTAAATAAATAGTGTTAGTAGAATGTTTCTTCTTGCTTTAGCGAGTCTCTTTGCCGTTGTAGCAAGCCAGGGATGTTCGCAGGTGTCCGGTATCTCTCATACAAGCGCGGGGTGCGTTGCGGGCCAAGGAACACCTGATTGCGCGTTTATTCAGGCGAACTCTGCGGCCATTTGTTCGGCCATTCTTCCGAGATGGGAGATCGTGAATGGAAATGGATGCAATCTCCGTGGAACAAGCTACGGCTGCATCTATGCCACTGGAATGTTTTCAACTACGGATGTGTTCTGCTGCGCACTGGGACCGCCACAGGCGGCTGCATCGATCACTGCAACCATGACATCCTCCGTATCATCGACCGGATCGAATACAATGCTAATGACGGTATCATCGACTGTCTCGCCGACTGTCTCGCCGACTGTCTCGCCGACTGTCTCATCGACAGGGTCGCAGACAGCACTGGTGACAGTAACAACTACGTCTAGTCCCTTCTATTCTGTTACAGCATCGGTATCACCTTCTGGAAGTGCGTCGATCTCACCTTCTGGAACTGCATACGTATCACCGTCTGGAAGTGCATCCGTATCATCGTCTGTAAGTGCATCAATGTCTCCCACTGCATCATCCCTTATCTCATTCTCAACTACAGCATCTCCTCTTGCATCCCTATCAGCTCCACCCCCGCTTTTTAGTATTAATGTAACAAACGCCACAATATCGACAGTACAATCTGCTGCCTCTCTTAGCACAGGTGCAGCTGCTGGAATCGGCATCTCTGTTGTTATCGTTGTAGGCTGCGTGATTTGCATCATTGCACGGAAAAGAGTAATGCCTGAGCGCAGAAAATCGATAAATGTGGCCGTTGTTGAGGCGGCCAGACGTCAGTCGGTGGCAGAAAGACGCCCGTCAGTAGCAGAACGACGCCCGTCACAGTTAACCATACGTGCACCCGAAGTAGCAGTCAAGTAAATCATAAAGTATCTTAAAAATAAAAACGTCAATGACCCTTTTATTTTTATACCAGTGACGCTTTAAAGTAAGGAAGGCCGAAAGGCCTTCCTTACTTTAAATGCATGTCAC